AAGTGACCAGTGGCAATTGCATTGATGTGCTGGGAGGTGCTGTACCCTTGAGAGTATTCCTGGAATCTGTTTGGCTTCAAAATGGAAGCACTGGTTCTTTTGGGATAAACATTGATAACACTGGCACAGCAAGTGTTGTTAATGGGCAACTGTGCCAATTCAGCCCTTTTGCCACTGGTGGTGGCATTAGTGTGGTAAACGGAACCTGCAATATGGTCGATTGCGATTCTACCGGAGGATCTGCAACCTGCGTTGACATGTTTAGGGTGGCCAGTGGTGGTAGGCTTAATTTTACTCGTTGCCAACTCGAGGGTAACGCCACTCAGATGGTAAACTGCACTGGCGGAGATTACGGAGTTTCTGGTTTTAATCTCTCTCTCGCCCAAACTTTGTTGACTAACAATAGGTCGACCGGGCACGGGATAACTTTGGCTTCCGCGTGTCTTGTATCGATAGGGACATGCGGGCTTAACGTTCTCACTGGAGCTGGAGCCAAGGTTATCAATGGGGTGGCTTCGGCCAATCTGGCTACTTTTCCATACTCACTGGTTTTGTTTGACAATGTCAATTTCGCGAACGCAACCGGCGTTCTTGTCCGAAACACTACCGTTACCACCAATAAGGTGGCATACTCGGTAATGAGCTAAGTTAGCCTCAAAGGGCTATATTTCTCTGTTTTATCCCCAAAGGGCCACGATTTAGGGTGGGGGTGTCTACTAGGGTGGGGGGTCAAAAACAGGTACCCCCACCCAAATTTTAAACCTTGGGTCCTTGTGTAAGTATATGTTTATTATTAATATATATAAATATAAAGAAAGAGAGGGTGGGGGTGGTCCCACTGGGTGGGGGTATCCCAACTCGTTCCGGGTGTTTGCCCACACACGGCGCACACACAAAGCTGTAGGAACAACGAGTTCAAAACCACCCCTACACCCCCCACCCTACCACCCTTCGAATCATAGATTCCTAACTAATAAGGACTTGGAACAATTGTACCATAAATTTGACCCCCCCCACCCTATCATTGCATCAAGGACTTACGACTAATACATGTACCTTCCGTAAGTCTCTTTGCTGAAAGCAGAAGTGCTTCCACCTCTATATCAAGGGCTTTTAGTTACGTACAAGTCTACCTTACGGAACTGACCAGCTCTAAGGATATCAGCCTTGGCTATAGAACCAGGCTGTATTCGTCGTATAACCCTCACCAGGTCGCGTTGGGAGGTAATGTGGGTATCTTCGATCATGAACACCACATCGCCCGTATAAAGGCCACACTGACGCACTGTGTTGGTTATTTGGAACCCTTGGTCACACCCGGCTTGTCCAAGACCCGTGGATACTGGCTTTCCGGTTACCCCAAGGTATCCGTTACCAATTTGTCCCTTTGAGGCTAAAAACTCTACTATGTCGCCGGCTGGTACTACGTAGGTAAACTCAGGAGCCGTATCTTTGATCTGAGCTTGCCCAGTGGGGGAGGTGTCGATTAAACCTAGCACTGCCCCAATAACCTCACCTTTATGGTCAACCAACGGGCCGCCAGAGCTACCCTTACGGGTCAATGCGTCGGTGTATAGGAACTTCTCACCCGACCTGGTACCACTGGCAGATACGATTCCCTTGGAGATCGTCCTGGTAAATCCCAAAGGATTGCCGATAGCATACACTTCAGTCCCGGGCTGGACAGGGAATGCAGTGTCAAACTTAGCCGGTGGCAGAGTTACAAGTTTGTCGAAATCGTTTGTTACCTTCAAGAACGCCAAATCAAGAAGCGCGTCCTTGTACATTACTTTACCGTTTAAATTTACCGAGTCGTCCCCGTCGCCGCAGATGATGTTGATTGAATCCTCGACGCAACCATCGACTACGTGCGCTGCTGTGATTACTCCACCTTCAACAACAATGCCTGTCCCTCGCTGAACCCCGCGGGGCTGGATTGTTGTCGCCTGAATGCGGACAACTGACTCTAGGATTTGTTGTCCCGCGTGTGCAAACGGCGAAAGAACGATCGCAAATATTCCCAACACCGAAACCAAACCACGGCTATAAATACACATATGGCACCTCCTAGCAACGCGGCTACTGCTCCGAGAAACGTCTTAAGCAATGTGTCTTGCATCTTTTTCTTTCTCGTTTTTGACAAGGTCTTGTAGTGCTTTGACGATCGCGTAATTCACCAAAGCCTCCTTATCATTCCGGATTGTTTCCAATCCAGCTTTCGCCAATACTGCCACCGCTTCGTCGTCCACGTCAAGGTCTAATTCTACATAGTCAACCTTGCGCTCTGCCACGATCTTAATAGCTGGGAGTTTTCCAATTTTTGGGGACACTGGAACCCGCTTTGCCGATAAAATGCTTTTTTCTTTTTTCATGTATTCTCCTTGCCCCACAAACCAATTGGACATTGCTCGTGCGGCAACCAATGTTTACCCTTTCCGCATCCGCATTTCAAGCACTTTCCCATGCCCAGGTTACCGTTTTCTTGCCAGAACTGGCACTTGCGGCATATCGTCAGGCGCTTCTCGTATACATGTTGCTGTACCTTTTTGAATCCAGATCCAGCCCATGTGGCCATGGATTTGGATAAGTTCAATACTTTTCCAGGCATACTCAAGTCTTTATTAGGAATTTGCTTTTTCATAAAAGCTTCGTGAGCTTCTTGATTTCTTTTTATAAGTTCTTCTTGTTGAGGAGTCATTTTACTTTGGTTCTAAACTAAAAGAAGCTGTAACATAAAGATGATAAGGTCCTCCGTGCGGAGAATTTTGGCCATAAGCCGTTATTTTCATTCTAGATTTTGCATTTCCAGCAGATTCAACAAATGGAGTTACTGCCCCAAATGCACCGCAAATGTTACAAGCATTCGACGGCGGGCACCCAACCTGTCCACTCTCTCCAGAAACCATACCAAAATTATCTGCCGACAAAGAGACACCAGCAAGCGGATTTAAGTGTTTTAAACATTCAGTAGGAAATGGATCGGATCTTAAAGTTATTGGTCCAATTTTTCTACTGGAACATGAAGGCGTTTCGTCGCTACCGCACGGTTCGCTTACTTTCGGGCATTCACCATCGCCGTGATACTCACTAAAACTTTTTGTGCCAAGAAATATAGGACAACAGTCTGTACAAGGTTTATTCTCAATTCTATGATCACAACTGCATGGACAACCTTTGCTGTATAAAGTTGCCTTTGCCATTATCGAATCTCCACCCATGGATGCATTGGCATATTACCTAGCGCAACCATAGCCTGACGTTCTGTTTTATAGAAAAGATCCACAACTGGGAGTTTACCGTGTGACGCTTTCTTGGCAATAACTGCTGTACCCGTATCGATCGCCTTGAACTCCTTGCCGTCGATGATTACGGTACTGCCATACGGTATAATCTTAGGGTCGACAGCGCACGTTCTTCCAGACTTTAGAGTATACCCCGTCGAGGATTTGAACCTTGAGGTATCCGGGTCTTGACCAACCCAATAAGCTGTGAGCCTCACCTTAATTTTTTTGGCAGGCTTTTTAGGCTGCGTTTCAATTAATACATTGGAAGCCAACGTAGGAACTGAAAACAGCATAGCTAGGGCTATGGCTATATTTCTCATAAGCAGTGTTTCAAGCGTGGAACCAGCCTAAACAGCCGGAGCCGCCTCGTCAACAGGGATCTTCCAGAGTACCTTGCCCTGGATCGTCACCCGTTCGATACCTTTAGTCGTCATTAGCTTTGCCAACCGCTGGCCCATCTTCTCCGGAGTGGAGGCGTAATGGCGGGTAAGATTGGTAAGGCTTTGATCATTCAGCATCTGGTTAAGTAGCTGGGTAGCTGAACCCTTCCATGTTCTTTCCTTTGGGTTGGCCTGGTTGAATCCGATAAGAAATTCGTCCAGTAACTCCGAAAAGGCATGGTTAGGATGGGTAGTCCTGGTATCCTCTAGGATATCGGCATGGTGGTAGCACTTAACTTGGAACCGATTTGAGCACTTAAGCTCCTCCGGAATCTCAAAGTCAGTCAACCATCTTGCAAACGCTGGAAGCTCACCGTCTAAGATACGCTGTAGTTCTTGAGAGTGGGGAAAGTCCATACCCTTAGACGACGCCTTGAACAACATAAGCTTGTCCAAGATACTCGCGTCTGTGTATGGAACCGCCCGCATGGAGTCGGGATCGTCGTTCAATGTAACGAATACCCTACCCGACCATTCGATGGTGGCAGGATTCTTCCACATGGCGCGGTAACGATGGCGACGATTGGCAACAAACTTCTTCACCGTATTGGAGAAAAGCAAGTGCTTCTCGTGGCTCGTCGAAGCAATGGTATCGTCGACGTTGAGTACGCCCACCTCGAACATCTCCGAGTTGAACTCGCTTTCCCCGGAGATATGCCCCGAGGCGTCGCAACCACCACCCATCAGTCTGGATACAATCTGAGTACCCATGAGCGTCTTACCAACTCCCACCGGACCGGCGATAAAGATCGCCTGACCTTGTGACTGCTTTCCCGACTTGGCAGATACGTAGAAGTGGTGAAGCCATGCTAGGAAGTACTGGAGGGAATCGTGCGGATTAAAGAACCCATCGAGGAACTTTGCGATCCAAGGGAATCCATCGCCCCACTTCTCACAGACTTCAGTCCTAGGTTCTAGAACTTTGACCCGCGAGATGTTGAGAACGGTACGTCCGCCCATGTAAACCACTTCCTCTTTGCTAAACAGGATTGGACCGGCATCGTCAACCCGCCGTGTTTCGCGCACACGCAAAACCGTCTGATCGACTTCACACATTCCACCTCGTTGCATTGGAGCAAGAGACAGTCCGTAGATACCAGCAATATCCTTGCGGGTAGTCTCGGAGTCTGTATCGCGCCAGATGCCGCGACCGTCCTGCCTCCAATAACGCTTGCCGTCGAAGTAATAGTTAGCCAGAGGCGCGCCTAAACGATCCTCTTCGAACTCCTTGACCCAGCCAGCACCGAGAATTTCAGCCCAGCTATAAAAACTCTTGTCCTGCGAGAAGCTGACGATACCGGTGGGAGTAACCACGCAAGCAGTAGGGTTATCCGAAGTCGCAGTCCAGAACGCATTAGTTCTACCGTTCACTTCGAGATTGCCCAGCAACTTGTCGGGGTACATTTCATGTACGCGATTACGCACACGATCCATCGGGATCTCAACTGGGCCTTCCCCGCGGTACTTATGGTCAGCGTCGATCGTCGAAGCAAACCAACTATACAAAGTCTCTGTCCTTAAAGGGACATCTCCTACTTTGGTCATCGGTACATACCAAGCGTAGTACTGCTCGGGCTTAACATGATTGTCATCAAGCCCAGCAAACAAACGCTTCGCTCCCAGCTCTTTGGCGACTCGCTTTAAGAATGCTGGAAGCAGACCTACCGGAATCTGCATTGGGGTTTCAAACATCCAGATGACCCGCGCACCCCCACTCGGAGTGCGGTGAGCGTACATAGGCTTTAGTCCAGCTTTGGCTTTAGCTCCAACACCAGATATAAACTCTTCGGATGTAAGTTCACAATCATAGTCTGCAATAAACGCGTGCATCTTTGCTGGCGGATTGTCTCTGGTGACACGCATAGCTGCGGCACGACCTTCGAATCCACTAACAAACATTCCATCAGTTGAATTCTGAACGGCCCAACGTTTTGCAACTTCTGGCTCAAGACTCGGTGGCTGGTTTACATTACCATCCCAAGGTGTGCATGGGCTGGCAATCGAGGACGATAAATTAGGTATACGAAAAAGGTTCATTTTTTGTACCTCACTGCATCTGTCGCTTCCGCACCTATTGGACACCCATCCAACCATTCAGGACAGACGCTCATGAGACGTTCAATCTCACCAGCCGAAATAGAATTGTCAACTTCGCAAACAGCCTCGTCGTGAATATGCATGACGACAGGGAAACCAGCTTTTTCCAAACGCAATACCGCTGCGCCCATGACGTCGCGAGCTACAGCCTGGACAAGATTCTCGCACAGCTTCCCTCCGTAGAATGGGATTTGTGGCCCTCCTCTTTCTACGCTAGCCGTCCATGCCGCTTTCCTAGCTTTACCACTTTTATCATACTTCTGCTTGTCTGGCCATTGCGACATGATATTGCGGTAGGTAAGAACGCGACCGCTTGGAAGACCCACTTCCAACTGCTTGTCTGCTTTAGCCCGTTGGAAGTCGCCCTCCAGCTTGCGCCACAAGTCCAAGATAGGTTGATTTCTGGTACGAAAATCATTGACGATCATATTTGATTTTGTTTCCGTAATGTCGATTCCGTATTGCATCTTGGCAATAAGAGCAAACTTCTTTGCCCCGGCACCGTAGCCAAGGCCAAGCACCATCGCCTTTACCAATTGATACAATGGAGCGTCAGTCTTTTTCAATGTCCCTTTTGGGCCATTCCATAAACTCATGTTCTTAGCAGCCGCCTCATAGATGCCATAACCGTTCCTGATTGCGTCTAAAAGTCCTTCGTTACCAGACAACCAAGCAAGTACTCGAGGCTCAATCTGAGCCAAGTCACATATAACAAACTTCTTACCTGGCCGGGGTACGATGCAACCTCTTAGGTCTACTCCAAACATTTCATTGCGAGGAAGATTCTGAACGTTGAACTTTGAGTCACCAGACCAACGACCAGTATGAGCGCCCATATATTTCAATCCATAGCTCATCGTTCCGTCTGGTTTGATACGACCCTGCATGACCTTTAGCTTAGCCAGCAAAGAGTTTGCCTTACGCCAATCACGCATTATCCCAACAAATGGAACTTGCTCACCGTACTGAGATTCCCACAACGCGCACTCCTCAGAGTTCTCCGCCAAAGACGTAGGCCATGGAATACCAGCTTTCGCACACTCTCTTCGAAATGCCTTCGTTGAAAGAACCACTCCGTCTGTTTCATCGATCCATGGTAATGAGTTCTCGCTCTCCCAAGTAACTTTTTGAAGAGCCTTAATCCCAGCGGAAACAGCATCTTGGTCAACCTGAATCCCGCGCCAGCCCATCTCAATGGTGTGTTTCGAAAGCTCGGACTCCGCCGGAAGCATATCGCTAGAGAACTTCTCATAAATACCAAGACATGCTTTGGCATCCTGGCGAGCATACTCCAGCACTTCTTTTCCAAACTCAGTACCATCGACATCACTCCACTTCTTGGAGTGCATCTTGTCACGAGGATCTTTGTCGATATGACGATCTAGCAATTCCCTGGAGGCACCCAACAAGTTACGTGGAGCTCCCACGGCAACCGAAAGGTTTGCAGTACAGTTCCAAGCTACAGGCTTGGCTTGAACACATCCTTGTTCCCGCAACCTTTCGATCACCGCGCCGTCGAAGCTGTAGTTATGAGCTACCCACTTGTGGCCATCAATCTTGGCCCACGGGGCTTTTTTAGGACAGCCTACGTAGTCAACATCCGGTCCCTGAATCGCAACCATATAAATGTCTGAGGCTGGACTACGCAAATAGTGCCACTGCCCAAGTGTAGTGATTGATGTTTCCTTGTCGTAATATGTTTCAAAGTCAATTGCATATGTATTCATTTTGATTTTTTGTATTTTTTATTTGAGAACATTTCTTCAAAAACCACAAGGCGCCCAAGCATATCAGACACCTGAGTCGTGATTTCATCGTAAGTGTTCGTTCCTTCTGCTTTTTTTCTTTTGTTTAATAATATTTCCAAGGCATGAAGAATAAGATCGGCTACCTCGGCGGGTTTTATCCCACCATTAAGCAAAACCGAATACTCAGCCTCGATTGCATCGCGATGCCCACCCACGAATGGGTATGGAATCACGGTGAATTCTTCGGCCAGTTGAGCACTGGCAGAAGACATTAGTCTATGATAATGCTAGAGTCTTTATCTCGGGTTTCAGGTCCCTCTTCGGGTTGAATCAAACCTTTTTTCCTGAGATATTCTTCATCCATTGGTATAGAAGTTGGTACTCCGTTTTTATCCAGAATAGATGATTCTTGTTCCGGAATAGGTTGTGCAATTTTTTCCATTTTACGGAATCCTTCTCCACCTAATAGACCATTGAGAAGATTTACAACGTGAGGAAAAAGTCCTGTAAGAACATCTTTTTCCACACTGTTGGCATCACTATCGTAAGGCAGAACCTCTACGCTAATCTTGTCAGTTCCCTCTTGGTTTTCAATTCTAATACCTAGCTCAATCATTTATTTTCTTCTTTCTGATGTGGTAGTAATTCGAGGACGGCTGACCTGACCTTGTGTCGGAATGACGAGCATTCCTCTTCAAGATCTGCCATAGAGCCAAGGAGTTCCTGGCAGAACTCCCTTAGCCCTTCGTTCTCATTTTCTAACCGCCCATTCTCCTCCACAAGAGTAGAGGCGGTTTTATGGTTTGCTTCCGCCAGATCTGTTACACGTTTGTAAAACTGATGGACACGATGGATCTCTCTCTGCATAAAAACAGGCTGATCGCTCATAGCTTCTTTATCAATAATAGCGTCAATGCTCATATGCGAGCCTCCCGGCTTAAAACAATGCGAGGTTCTTTCGTGTTCTTTAGGCATAAAAATCCTTCCTTTAAAAGGTAATCCAATTCTGCAACAATCTCTTTTGCAAGTCTATCGTTTTCTAGATCGCTTTGATTTTCCACTTAACACCTTACCTTTCTTTTTTGGCATGGTTGTACTTTTTGTTTCTGTTTCGGGAGTTTCCAAATAGGGAAACCCAGTTTTCTTCCAAACCCAATGAAATATCATTTCTTTACTTCCTTTCTTCCTTTTTCTAGCAGCTCCATATATTGATCGGCATGTTCATTATCTACAAAAAATGAAATAGAACTTGTCCGGTCAGTTCCTGGTTCTGTTCCAAAAACAACAGAATTAAACCAAAGTTTGCTTATCTTAACAAATACCCACAATAAAAATGTGTCAATCATGTTATTTTTCCTCTTTTACATTTAAATAATAAGAAAGCAGCTCTTACTAAAGCCCTTTCCAAATGATCAATTGGTGTCTCTCCATTTGCGTCCGGGTCTTGCCTATTTCCGTCAATTTGCATCATGGCCTGACATATATGGTTAATAACCCTATCAGAATTATAACGTCTAGAATCTTTATCAAACCATTCCCCAAAAGCGCTTTTATCAGAACCTTTTTCCATAATCTTAGTTACCGTAGTAAAAGCTTCTGAAGCCACCTCATGAATTGAAGGAGGAACTATTTTGTTTTGACCCATACACCCTTTACTTGCGTTACATTTTGAAATTTTGATTCCAGTAGTTCAGAAAAGAATTCAATTGCTTGGCGGAGGACGTCCGGTGTTTCACGCGGCAGGACACACCTAACCTGTCGACGCTTCTCGCGCCGCACCATGCCGGAACGTCTCCCCTTTTTCATCTATTTAGATCAAGCTGGAAGCCCAAGCCTGGAACTCGTCATTGTTCGTTCCAGCCAACTTGAACGTGGGCGTAAACCAGCTACCCATCGTGTTGGTATTTAGCTTGCTGCTAACTTGATACCGACCCTTAGTCAATCCACCACGAAGGACGGTCTGACTGTCGGTTAGCAACTGACGACCCGCTCCGCGGTACGCACTCTTGGTGAGATTGTACTGCGCCAGCGCGTAGTTCTTTTTATCCGGTCCCTCAAGAGAGAAGATCGGATTCTTATCTTTCGGCTCTGCAACCAAAAGGGTCAAGACAAGGAACGGAATATACCGATCCACATCATCCGACTCGGAGATATCCAAAGTTCCACCCGCAGCTTCTACCTCGGCTTGCGAGGCAAAAATCTTTGGGATGACATCCGTCCCATAAGGGATTTCTTGGATGTATTTCTTTTGGATGTGAGTGATGATGGCTTCCATTGCGGAGTCCTTGCTGCCAACGACCATCTCTTTGTTAAATACAAAGGAGCCCGGTTGAAAGTTATTGCTAAGGTTGCCAGTCTTACCCACAAGGTTAATCCTAGGGATAAGGAAGTCGGAAGCTTTGAACTCTCCGTCTACCCCAGCGTTACGGTTAGTGATGGCAGGAGACTTGCTCTCCGCCACAGCTAACGCTTTATCTTCGGTTGCCTCTACGGCTTCTTTATCTTTCTTACTGAATGATGTTTTCATTTTATTTGTTTTATCTCTTTTATTTCTTTATTTTTTCTTAGTTGATAAGATGGCTCACCACGCGTCATTGCTTCGGCAGCGATGAGGTCATCTTCCAGTTGTTCTTTCGCCACGGTCTTCTGACCGCGAGGCGCCTTGGCCGCAACTAGATCGGCCAAATCTGTGAACTTAATCTCGCAGGCGGAGCTGAACTCCTCCGGAGTAAGTTTACCTTTCACCAAATCCCAAGCCTTCTGAGAGTCTTTAATTTCCCTGCGGCCCTGGATTTCCTTTAATCCATATCCTGGGATTTCACCACCCTCTTTAGCAAATTCTAAATTGTGTTTACGAACGCTTGAACACCAAGCTTCCATGACCATTGCAATGCGTTGGGCTTGAGCCCGACGCTCTGGAGTAGATAACTGGCTTGGCTGAAATAATTCTGGCAACTGAGCGTCATGCGTCATGTCATAAGCTTTAACGATCTGCATTGTAGCTCCGTGGACTGCTGGGCAGTCTGCTAACTTGTGGCAGTAAACGCATTGATCCCCAGGTGTGTAGTCGGCTTCTGTATGATTTTTGCATTTGTCGATGATTCCTTTTATTCGTTTGTGTATTTTTTGGTAGTCTCCCTCACGGGTAAATGTGTGAGTGAAGATAAGATCTAGACGGGGTTGTAAAATGTGTACAGTAACTTCTTTGATATAATCGTGTTTATCAAAAACACCGAGAGTATACGCCCACATTTGAGCATTATGTTCCGCATCATCAACGGGGTTAAATCCAAATTTGTAATCAATAAGATGAGCCTTGTTGCCACGAATCATTAATCGGTCTACAAAACCCCATTGGTCAAAAACCTCTAGTTTAATTTCTTTTAGATCAAGCATTGGTGGATAACTCCGCTCTCAAACGCTCAATATAATCCAAACACTTCATAACGAGCTTAGTTTCATCAGCATTTAATTTTGAAAAATCAGATACTTCGCAAGCGTAATGCATAGCAGTACCACGCTGAGTAACTATATGAACTTCCCCATCCCGTTTAGGTTCGTAACCTGGGCATAATTCCCGGCTTTTTAGAGTGCTAGGGCTATATCTTGCGTGTTGTGTATCCATCAGCGTGCCGTGGATTGTGACCCCAAAAACCTAATCGTCAAGTGCTAATTGTGAGTTAGCAAATCACCATCGTTCAACAAATCAATATTCCTAAGTTTTGTTTTTACTGACTTGCTGACCTCCTCTTCAACCGAGTTGGCTGCAAATAGGATGTATTGTAGCGCGGGAGTTTTAGCTCCCGTGCGGTGAATACGACCGAGAGCCTGTTTGAGATCCACAGCAGAATAAGTAGGACTAATTAGCGAAACCCTTGGTTTTCCATGAAGATCGTGAAGACTGACCCCCACACCCCCGGCCGCAATTTGGCAGATGATTAAGTGTGACTTGTTTGCCTGAAAAGAAGCAATTGCTGATTCTCTTTGATCGGTTGTTTGATCGCCAAGAATATAAACTGGTTTGTGTTTTTTCATTCTTTCCCCGATGGCGTCGAGTGTTTGCCTAAAGTTTACAAAGCACACAACGCTTTTGCCTTCCTCAATGAACTCCTCTGCCATTTCCGTAATCACAGGAACTCGGAGCAGTTCAATTTCCTGCCTCATGCGTAAACGTTTAGTGAGAGGATTCTCTGGATCTACGTCAGTACGAGACCGGTCTTTTAACTCCAAAATTTCCTCTTCAACTTTCTGGTATAACTCACCAATCTTTGGAGAGATGTCCAGCACCTCGGCGTTTACCTGGTTACTCGGAAACGCATCCCCAAGTTCACTGATCCGAATACGAACGCCTTTAGTCGGAAATATCTTGGAGTGAATATCGGTTAGCACACGCTTCCCGCCGCGGAATGTCATGCCACCCCACGGAGCCTTGACCACACCGTTTTTGTGTAGCCACCTAAAGTAATTCACTCCGTTGTGAAGCCCGAGAAGTCGCCCAGTAAAACGCATATCCATAGGACTCCCCGCGGCAGTGGCGGATAGCATGAGAACATTTGCACCAGCCGCGGCCTCAAGCATTGCTCCGTTTTGGGATTTGTAACTCTTGCAACGATGCACTTCGTCAAATATATAAAGGAAATCTTTCCCCTTGTGTTTCCAGTTCCATTGCTTGTTCGCCAGTTTAGTTATGAATTCTGTATTGCCCATCCGTAGCTTTTCATAATTCAGCACAAATTTTGGTTGTAGCCCAAAAGTGCTACACCAACTTTTCCAAGCTGGAAGTACAATCTTGGGAGCTATAATGGCAAATTCAAGGCCAAGTTCTTTTGCTACAGCACAAGCCGTAACAGTTTTTCCCGTTCCAGTATCAGAGCAATCCAGCGCGATCGAGTGGTTCCGAATTGCCTGAAGTATAATACTTTTTGATTTCTCCTGCCACGGACGGAGTTGAACAAGCGTCTGAGTGCTTTTCACGAACTAGTTCAAGCCAATCTTCCGCAGCCATCGTAACAAGCCACGGGCACTTGTTTTTTCTATGGGCCACCACTGGCACACTCTTGCCACTATCTCGTTTGGCCTGTTCCATAGCTTTGTTAATGTTGAGGGCCTCAACCCGCTTGACTTCAAAGTGAAACGGGAGGTTGCTGACAACGTCGGGCGATTCCGGGCTGCCAGAAAATTGCCGACCACGGCGCGCTTCGAAGCCCTTCGCTTTGAGGACATCGCGCCACTCACGCTCTCCAACTTTGCCTTTTGTACAACTGTTCATTTTTTAAGGGTGTATTCATCGTGCTGGCTAGGGTGAACTCAAATTGACAACTGTCAAGTGATTATGCAGAGTAGTTCCTTGCCTATAGAAAAATATGGAAAGTCCTGGCCAGACGGAGCTGGAGACCTCGACATTGAGTTATTGGCTTTCAAAATGGGATTGAAGCCTGAAGACGGGGGTTTGGGCAAAGCCCAGCACTTTAAGAATGTAGTAAATCTTCTTTGGCCTTACCACAAAACAAAAAACAAGAATGGTTTCCATTGGCATCCTTGGGCTGACTGGATGATTGAACGAGCTTGCGAAGAAAACTATTTGGCTATTTCCGGGCCAAAATCTTCGGCGAAAACATCTACCATGGCTATGTGGGGATTAGTAAATTGGCTTTGCGCCCCGCATGAAACGTTGGTGTTAGTTACAACAACCAGCGTTCGAGAAGCACGAAAACGTTTGTGGGGTTCGATCCGCGAGCGGTATATGCAAGTCCCAGGATTACCAGGAAAGTTAGTCGATTCGATGGGTAAGATTGTTCTTGATGCCTCTGAATCCGGCGAAGCATCGGATCGTTCATCAATTACCCTGGTTCCTTCAAGCCCCGACAAAGAGAAAGAAGCTACGGCAAAACTAATCGGGTTAAAAAACAAAAGAGTATTCCTTATTATTGACGAAGCAACAGACGTAACCAATTCAGTATTTGAGGCCATCTCTAATCTTAACGCAAACCCTCAATTTCAATGCGTGGCTCTTGGTAATTTTAATTCTCAATACGATCCTTTCGGAGTTTTCTCTACACCAAAAGACGGGTGGAATTCCGTTACAGTCGACGCAGAAGAGTGGGAAACAAAATCTGGCAAGTGCATTCATTTGGACGGACTCAAAACCCCGAACATCGAGCATGACGACAAATGGCCTTTCTTGTTAACATCAAAACAAGTTAAGTATGCTATTGACAACGAAGGTGAAAACTCACTTTCATTCTGGCGATTCATTCGAAGCTTTCCAGCCCCTGTGGGCGCAGAAGAAGGCATTTACTCAGAAGCAGATTTCAGAAAGTATGATGTTACTAAAGAGCCAAGATGGTCAAACCCTCCGCTTTACTTGGCCGGGTTTGATCCTGCGTTTACAAACGGAGGAGACAGATCTGTACTAGCTATTCTTAAATATGGTCAGAGTGACGAATCCGGTCCAGCAGTGGCTTTACACAAGTTTCATAGCCTTCGAGAAGACGTAACCAAACCCGAACCTCGCAACTTTCAGATTGCTAAAGAGGTAATGCGAATTTGCCAGGAAGCCGGGATTCCGCCAGAAAGAGTAGCTATCGACGCCACTGGAGCAGGAGATCCGTTTTGCGACATTTTATCTGAGATATGGTCAAATCGAATTCTTCGAATAAAGTTTGGTGAAAGAGCGTCTACGCTTCCTGTTAGCGTAACTAACCCGATTCGGGGAATTGATAAGTACACTAACCGAGTTACAGAACTTTGGTTCTCTGGGGTGGAATACATGAGGTCGGGCCAGTTGAAAGGTATAGTGCCGGATTTAGCCAAAGAGATGACTGGTAGAAAGTACAATACTACCGCTGGTGGCAAAGTCACTGTAGAACCAAAACGAGATTACAAACTTCGGTTAGGAAAGTCACCCGACTTGGCGGATGCATTTTTTCTTGGCCTAGACCTAGCTAGGCAGAAACTTGGTATTTCAGCTGGGTCTATGGTGGGTGGAAAACTACGGTCTACGTGGCAAGAGCAGGCTAGAAAACTAGATAGCACTTTGGCGGCATCCTCCTTCTTGTCCGAGTAAAGATGCTGATTGACAGGAATATTGCCTTCCCGCATACTAGTCGGACTTGTGGAACCCAAATATCCATCCAACGCATCTCCTAATTCCGATCTTTTAAACCTTTCCGAAGACGGCAAACCGCCGAAAACAAGGATAAGTGACCATAAAGGTTTGTTTGGTTTGTATAAAAATATTTACTTGGCTGATGAAGCTTCGGCTCGCGATCGGACTCGGATCATGGATATGTTTGACGGAGCGGCTCCGTATGATCCTATTGTACTACGTAGGTTGGGACAAAGTTACCGCGCTAATTTAAATTTTGGTGAAGCCGCAGCGGATCTTGAAAAAGCCCTTACATCCTATAATGATTTGGTAACTTCTGTCGACAGACTTGTAAATATCAAGACACGATTTGGAGATGACAGCCAACGTGAAGAATATGCAGCAATTATTGCGGAAGAATTTCACAGACTTCTTTGCAAAGACTGGTCGGCTTTTTATTTTCGTCAGCAGTTGCTTTCTTATTATTTTATTTCACAAGGATTGGCTGTTGCTTTTTTTGAAGACGAACGTAACTGGCAGTGGAATGTATGTCCTATTGGAGATTTCTTAATTCCCCGCGGGACACAAGCCACAGAAGACAAAGTAGAGATTGCTTGCGTTCGTCGCATTTATTTGACGCACGAATTATTCCAATATATCGAGAACCCCAAGATTGCCGAACAGGCTGGTTGGAATGTGGAAGCAGTAAGACAAGCTATTAGAGACGCTACCACGACTTATCCCACGGACGCCTTTAACTGGGAAGAATTGCAGAGACAGATTAAGGATAACGATTTGTATTTTGCCCACGTAAGAAGTCGCGAAGTACATGTTATTCATTATTACGTCCGAGAATTTGACGGGTCGTACTCGCACGCAATTGGGCGTCGTGACGGAAGTGGTGATTTCCTATTTAAGAAAATAAGCAGATTTAAGAGTGCTTCCGAAGCTTTTCATATCTTTACGTATGGGGTTGGAAATGGTAACTATCATTCTATTCGTGGTCTTGGGTACAAAATTTTCCCCCATATCCAGATGACTAACCGCTTGCGTTGCGCTATGGCCGACGGAGCTATGTTGCAAACTTCAGTTCTTCTCCAGCCCCAGACTTCGGAAGATATTTCGAAGATGACGATGGCTTATTCCGGACCACTTTCTTTCTTGCCACCGGGATTAAATGTTGTTCAAACTCAGTACCCTAATCTGGCTGCTAATGTTCAGCCGATTGTAAACGAGATGGCTATGGTCCGCCAGAGCAACACTGGGTCTTACCGGACTCAGATGAACGCCCCGACTGGCAAACCCCGCACAGCTACCGAAGTTGAAGCTCAGTTGGCGAACGAAGCAATCCTTACGACCAACGCCATGAACTTGTTTTATGTGCCTTGGGGCAAATTGCTACGCGAACAGTTCCGCAGATTGCAACGGGATACCTGGGTCCCCGGAGAACCTGGAGCAGATGAAGCCAAGAAGTTTAGAAGCCGCCTTGAAGAGCGTGGAGTCCCATGGGAAGCAGTTAAAGCTGTATATTCTGTCGATGCAGTTAAGGCAGTTGGGCTTGGGTCTCCCGCCGCTCGTCTTTCGGCGTTCAATGAATTTATGCAGATGTTGCCCAGATTTGACGAGGTTGGTCAGCTCAACGCAGTTCGCGATCGCGTAGCCGCGCGGGTTGGATACGATCAGGTTGACCGTTACATTCCTAATCCTACTGTCAAGAATCGTATCCCAGCAGATGCCAAAATTGCCGAGTTGGAAAATGGTGCCATGCAGGCGGGCAGAAAAGTTACCGTCATGCCGAATGAGAATCACGCTATTCATTTAACGATGCATCTTAAAGAAACTCAGCCTATTGTTCAGGCTGTTCAGAATAACCAGATTCAAGACAAGCAGAATACTATGATGTTCCTTACGCTTGTATACGAACACTCCAACGAACACTTGATTAAGATTGCTGACGATCCCACAAAACAAGGCGAGATTGGCCAAGCAAAACTTGCTATGAATTTGTTGCGCGAAGCTGTTGTTAATTTACAACGTGACGTTGAAGAAGATATCCGCAACGCAAACGAACAACAACAGCAGACGGCTTTACAGCAAGGGCAGATCCAAGGTATCTCCCCTCAAATGCAGATGAAGATGCAAGAACATCAGTTGGATATGCAGTTAAAACAAGAAAAAGCACAGATGGATGCTCGATTTAAAGAGGCGGAATTAAAGCAAAAATTAGCTTTACAAGATGCTCAGACCGCAGCTAACCTTCGTAGCGCGATGAGCAACACCGCCCAAAAAGCATGACATTAGAAGAGTGGAATAAAAGAGAAGATTATAAGATTGCCTGGAAATCTTTTTCAGGATCTGAAGCCGGTAAAGCTCTTTTAAATTTATTGTTTTTTTCAGGAACTCCTGTTCCTTCTATGCCACCAGTAGGAGTTGATTTTATTGATTGGAACGCCACAGTAAATTCTCGTAGAGAAGGATATTTTGAAGCCCTGAGATTGCTAAAGTCTTTGACTGAAGAAACCAAACAAAAAGATGATCTTCCAGCGCCCTGGGAGAAACAACTAAACGAAACCATAGAAGAATAAGGAAAATAAAATATGAGCGAAAACGCAACCGCGACACCAGAACCAGCAGCCAAAAATTCTGCCGGAGCAGATAACTTTGTAAGTTTGGCCGACGCAATTGATTCAGGATTTGATGCTTTGGATAAATCGCCAGCATCAGATACAGTGGCAGAATCTTCTCCCACAATTTCACAACCAGTTTCTGAAAGAGTTGTAGAGAGACCAATTGAGAAAGCAGTTGAGCCATCTAAAACTGATGCTTCAGCAAATACTAACCCGTTAGATATTTTAACAAAACGGCTTACTGGAAAAGAAGAAATCAATAAAACCGAAACTATTTCCGACGATTTAGATACAAAAGCTCCCGATAATCTTAAACCCGAAGCTCAAACTGCATGGGCTCGTTTGACAAAAGATTTGCGTGATGCCCGCGCCAAAATCAAAGAGTTTGAAACAAAGAGTTCTGAAGCTCCTAAGGATTCCGTTGAACAAATTGACCTTAAAGCTCAACTAGATTCGCTCAAAGAAGAGCGGGATGAGTATGAAAATGAACTTCGATTTGCTCGCCTTGAGTCTACCCGTGAGTATAAACAGGCAGTGACCGAACCTTTGAACAGCATTCAAAAGGAAGTATCAGATATTGCTGGTTTGTACGAAGGAGTTGACCCTCGCAATATTTACGCCGCTATGGTTGAGCCAGATGTTGCCAAGCGAAGGGCATTATTGAAAGAAGCAACAGCCTCATTAGACCCAGTAGATTCTCTTTCGATTAGGAATAAAGCTGAAGAATTGCAGAAAGTCTTTGAGCGCAGGGATTTGCTAACAAAAGATGTACAAACTGTTCTTCAAATGCTTGATAGCGATCAGAAGCAATACATGGAGAATTTGCAGAAACAATCCCAAGCTGAACTTGAAGTTGCTTACAAAGCGGAATGGGAAAATATTCAAAGAGAAAACGCAATTCTTCGCCCAATTGAAGGAAACGAAGCATGGAACAATGCTATTAGCAACATCCAACAAGAGGCAATGAAGATTGAAGATACTGAATTAGACCCAAGGTCTAAAGCCAGATTAACCTTCAATGCGGCTGCTATGCCTGTAGTTATGTCAGTATTCCAAGATTATGTATCCAAGGCGCAATCAAGGATTACCGAACTTGAAAAACTCACAAAAGAGTTGAGATCTGTATCGCCTTCGGCTGGGGCGGAAAAAGGAAGCGCTCCGGAGATTTCCTCTGATTTGGGATTCTTAGAAGCTTTAGAACGAGGGCTCAAATAACAAATATTTGATAAAAGGTATTGACACGTTCCATCCGGTTGATACTTTTAACTAGTTCAGTGCAGGTATAAAGATTGAGATCCTTACTGAACAAGACCTATAAAGATTGAGACGGTCTAGCAGAATTCGGGCATTAAAAGCTCTGGGATGCCGCCAGGGAAAAGTTTTGAGAAATAATGAGAACGGATAGCCTCGATAGGGGCTGGCGCAATCATTGTAAATCATAACCTACCCTTTGTGCGAGCAGGGGGAAGGTTGAAAGGAAAATAGAAACTACTATGTCTACTACGTATTCGATTCAGCAGCTTCTTGTTAAAGAAGCGGGTCGTATCGGACCGGAAATTTATCGCCGGACGATCGACACCTCTGCTTGGCTCAAACTGACCAAGCAGGAACAGTTCCCCGAGGAGATGGGCGATGTGATCAGTTCGGTCACTTTCGAACGTTTCTACCCCTCTAGCGCACTTGCTTCCTCCGCTGATACCGCCAACGGTTATTCCGTGAACGATATCAAATCGGATGCAGGCACTAACTGGAGGGTTCTGGGATCCAATCAGGTCACCCAAAACTACCAGGGATTCAACCCCTACACCCAGGTTACGAGCACAACCGGCGCTGGCGCCGCTGTTGACTCGAACTCCACTGCCGGTAACGTTCTGCCCGCCGCTCTTAACGGGGTGACGTTTGGCCAGAAACTCCGTCAGTACTCCCTGGAATGGGCCTCGGTTGACTCCCCTGACATCGCTCTAGAAGACTTGCGCTTCGCAGTGAAACGTCGGGAACAGCTCTCCAACATCATGGATGTCCTCACTGAGTCGACCTCTTTGATTTGGCAGGACCGTTACCGGAACTTGTACACCAATACGGTTGCCCTCGAAGGAAACCTTGTTTACCCTAGCACCACTGCTAACGGTATCATTGCTTCCACTTCGACCAGCTCTGGTGATGCAAAAATTATTTACAACGCCGTAACCGGTGGAGTAGGTACTGCTGCTTCTGGTGCAATCACCGCCGCCAACTTGCCTAACAGCCAGTTGACTCAGGGAATCCTGAAACGGCTCTACATGAAACTTATCCGCGACGGCGCGGGAACCAACGCCATGGGCCGTGAAAACGGAGCCCCGGTGTTCATGTTGATCTGCGGTGCCGAAACCAGCGAAAGCTTGATCCGCTTGAATGCTGACATTCGTCAGGACTTCAGGTGGGCCAAGCCGAATGAATTGCTCACTCCTCTCGGTATTGAGCGTTCTTACGGTGGCTTCTACCACTCTGTTGATCCGTATCCTCCCCGGTTTGCCGTGTATGATACGACTAACGATACGCTTATCCGCGTGTATCCTTTCCGCAAGGAAACGACCACCAAGGGTACTGCGTACAACATTAACCCTGCTTACGAGACTGCGTCCTACGAGATCAGCTACATCTTCCATCAAGATGTATTCCGTTCCGTGGTTCCGTCTCCTATCAACACCGCCAACAAGATGGCGTTCAACCCCCAGAACTACCGTGGTGAGTTCAAATGGGTTAACATCCTTGATCGGCAATACAATCCGGACGGAAATGTCGGATATTTCCGCGGTGTTGTGGCGAGCGGTGCTCGGCCCGTGTTCCCGCAATATGGCTATGTCATAATGCATAACCGGTCCAGCATCAGCCTTGACTACGTTAGCTAATTGAAGAAAGGAGAACTCTAAAATGAGCTTCCCTCTTCAAACGGCTACGCAGAACAAGGTTCTTGCGGCACAAGTTCGTGGCGTGTTGAATCAGGGCCCCGAATGGGGAACCGCTGGTTCAACGGTTGCGACCATTGGAGCTGCTTCGGGTGGTGCTGCCACTACCCTCAGCACTCTTACGGCTGCTTCTGGAACTGTCAGTGCAACATCAACTCTTGTTGATGTCACGGTCACTCCTACGCAAGCAACAATCAATGCTAACTTCCAGACTTTGGCAACAAAGCTGAACGTTGTATTGAACATGCTGCGTAATTTGAATCTGCCCTCGGATCTATAATATCGAATCGATCCCCCCAAGGTTCTATCCCTTGGGGGGATCACACTATTTTCTAAAGAAAGATATCTAATATGAAAAATATTTCATTTCCAGTACCCAAAGGCTTTACACCTCCGTCAGGTGTTAAAGAAGGCGATTCGTTCGACTTCATGGCCAGCGGCTATTTTAAAGGACCAACCATGTATCTCACAGCAGTTGAAGGTTCAGAAGTCGATGAAGCCGCTTCTGAAGCTAAAGCAGAAAATGCTGCCGAACAATCTTCTGGGAAACCCGAAGTCGAAATGGGAATGGTTGATGCCGTTGAAAAAGGAATGTCCAAGAACGAAATGACGTAAAGCCGTGGATAAGCTCATCTTGGCGGTTGTCAAGCAAGCCTGGAACGATCTCCAGGATCTTGATGCTGGCAAGAAACCCTCCAGGCCAAAAGCCTGTTATGATCGGGAATCGTTCGAACTTTGTTTTGAGCTGTTCTTGCCATTGCTAGGGGTCGAGAGCTATACTGCAAATAAGATGAGATCACGGTTATACCCCACCCTAGATAGGATATTTAGTCATGGAAAATGATCATCTGATTACCCTTCTTGAGCGTACCGCCCGCATGGACGAAAAGCTTGACTCTTTGCTTGAGTCTAGAGATAAGCATGACGAGCGAATTGGCAAGGTAGAGAAGCATATTCATATGGGCTATGGTGTCGTGGCAGTAATGACTTTTATGGTTTCCACGTTTGCCGAATTCTTCTGGTCAAAGATTTTTGGCAAGAACAGTTGACAAACAAAAATAAGACTACACAATAGGAGAACTTTATGGCATTTCTTAATGAAAATATTTCCCCTTCAGTAACGCAGGAAACTGATGCCGCGCTTGTGTCTCTCGGCCAGCGTGGTTGTGTGTGTATTTATGATGCTTCCGGTAGTGCAACCGGAAACTTTGCAGCCGTTCAATGCATTACTGATTGTATATTTTCTACTTTAAACACCGTTAACGGGTCTAGCGAGAATTCTCCATTTTTTCCTTTTGTTGATAGCAATTTATCAATCCCCGCAGGAACTATTTTTTACGCCCCATTTATTCTTGTTGACGCAAACTCTGGTAGTTTTATAGCCTACAAGGCTTAAACAGCCATGCCGAAACTCGGCTTAGGCTTATCGTTACCGCAGACTAGGGTTACTTCAGCTCCCCTGATCCCACCTTCTGGCCTATCCCTATGGCTCAAGGCCGATGCTGGGGTTACAACTTTTTCTTATTCGTATAAATCAAACATAACTTTAAGTTTGGCTGGGGAGTCATCAATTAACGGATCGTATACTGCATCAGATCCAAGCAACGGGACTAGTTCCTATATAATGAGTGGTCCAAATAATAATAGGATTCAAGTAAGGCCATCTTCTACACCAAGATACAGATTATATAATTTAGATAATTCTACAGGTTCTACACCTTGGTTCTATCCGTTCACCTCTAGTGACGGAGTAAGTTGGACTGCCGTAGGAAAGAAACCTGTTTCAATTACGCTTTCTGGTTTGACAGGAGTATCATCAGCATCAAATGGAACATATAATTCGTTTGAGTGGGATCCTGCAAATCAAAGTTTTATAAGCCCTAAATCGGTAGTTGGTGGTGTTAATACAAATATTGTAGTTGAAATTTATCCCAGTGGATCTGCGGCAGCTTATATTATTTCTCCAGTATTCTTTGTTTCAGCACAGAAATCTACTGGTTGGGGCATTGGTTCTTGGACTGTTGAAGAAGGTACAGGAAGCCCAGTCGGAACTGGAACTTTATATCCAACAGGAGGAGTACCAACAGGGGTTGTTACAACTACAACTGTAAACACAGATAATGTAACAACATGGGCAGATCAGAGTGGGAATGGGAATAATGCTACCGCCAGCGGAACCCCCACGCTGGTTGCAAATTCACTAAATGGTAAAAGCGGAATCTCCTTGGATGGCCAGGGTTCAAATGACGGATTTTTGACCTCCCCAATTTTTTCTTTGGCTTACAACACGCCAATCAGCTTGTTTGGGGTAGTTAAAGCATCGGCTAGTACCGTAAGAGGAGGGCAAGCTGCTGCCAGATGGTTTATGAACAAAGGGGGCTCTGAAGATTTTGGAATTGGTTTTACTTTTGGAGGGTATCAGTCAAGTTTAGAATTTTCTGGTTTTTTGGGTTCCATCATAACGTCAGATATTAACCTTCTAGGGGATAGCCTTGGGGAAAATCAAGCCAATATTGCATCATTGATAAGTAATGGCTCAACAAGCACCTTTTATCAAAACGGCACATCAAAAAATTCGGCTAATAATTCAGAGTTAGATTTTACAAATAGCTCAAACAACGGATTTTCCATAGGCTATCAAGCGGCGGTTGTTGATGAGTTTTTCTGTAACTGCATTGTCTATGAGCTTTTAATTTACAACCGAGCCGTAAGTAGCACAGAACGTCAGCAAGTTGAGGCTTATCTAATGGACAAATATGAAATTGTTCCCCCTGTAATCCCTCCTGCCGGCCTATCCCTATGGCTCAAGGCCGATGCTGGGGTTACTCTTTCTGGGTCAAATGTAACATCTTGGGCAGATCAGAGTGGGAATGGAAATAATGCAACATCTCCAGATACCAATCCAACATTTTTATCATCTTCAATAAACAGCAAGCCAGCAATTTCATTTAATAACGATGGTTCGTGGATGCAAATACCCCAAAGCAATATTGGAGATAATGGCAATATATCAATCTTTATTGTTATAAACTATTATAGCGGTTATATATTTCTGAACAAAGGGGATGCAGCAACTTTTGGAGATACCTCTTGGGAATTTTCGACAATAACTGGATTCGGCTTTGTTGATACAAATAATGGCGATCCAATTTGGAATGCTGTTGAAGTAAGTGTAGACACAGATACACCTCAAATTTTAGAAGGATTTTCAAATGCAGGAGTTTCACAACTTGCATTTAATGGGAGTAATAGCGGAAGCCCATCTAGTGCCAATGTTGGATTTAATAATATTTCACAATACATTGGAATTGGTGGTGGTGGAACAAATGGCCAAAGTTCAGGAGAACCTCTTGATGCAAGAATAGCAGAAATTATTATTTACAATAGACAAGTAACAACACCAGAACGCCAGCAAGTTGAGGCGTATTTAAATACTAAATATGCGATTTATTAACCCTCTCTTGTTTTGCATTATCTTGTCATCTTGCGCTTCCACGAAGTATAGTTCGTCTGGCTCCTTGACCCTTCAAGCCACGACTGATTCAGTCTTAAAAGCTCAGTCCATTGCGCGTTCAATCCCAGCCTGCAAACCAGTAGCCGATGAGCTGGACAACACCAAAGACCAGATCCTAAAGCTTCAGTCTCAGGTCGATAAGAACTTCAAGGAACGTTCGGAGATGGCCGAGAGGCTTGAATATCTTGAGGCTAAGTACAGCAAAGCCGTTGGGATGCTGTGGAAGTGGCGTTTGATTGGTATTGGCGGGGTGCTTCTACTTCCCGCATTTTTGGCCTTGCGTAATTTCTTTCCATTTCTTAAACTATTTTAAGTGAAAAAGTGGCTAAAGGATAACGTCCAAGGGTTGGGCGCTTTGTCGTGCGGGCTTACTCTATTTCTTGGTCTTGGCCCTATCCTCCACGCTATTGACCCCGGGGCTGGTATTGTAGACCTCGGAGCCCTTCATGTTGTTTTATTTGCCGGCGTTAAGTTACTCTTTGCTGTAACATTAGCTTGGCTAATAATCAATATTGAGTTCAAATTTCTTGACCAGTATATGGACAATAACGCTTTGGAGGACGACTGGAAGGAGCTAGATGGGCATGTACGAGCAACCATATTGGTCGCCGTATTTCTTGGCCTTGTAATAGCTTTTGCCCTGTTATGCGGATAATTTATGCGTTGGCTCTGGCGTCTATATCTTTGCTGGGTACCCGAGAGGCAGTTGCTCAAGGAGTCATACCGACGCGAGGAGAAAGATTATCGCGACTTATTGAAGTGGCTAGACAAACCATTGGACTTCGAGAAGAACCTGGAAACTCCGGGCCCATGGTGGACAAGATCCTAGCCTCGGTAGGTCTAGAAGGTACAGGGGCTCCCTGGTGCGCAGCTTGGGTGGTATACATAGGAGATGAAGCGTTCGGCAAGAAAGAAAACCCGTTCCCGAGATCTGCTTGGAGCCCAGATTTCGTTAAAAGTCCTACATGGGACAGAGGTCGGGGAAAGAAGCCAAATCGAGCCGATGCCTTTGGGATTTATTTTCAAAGTCTTAAACGCGTGGCTCACACGGGAATCATCGAAAAAGTCGACGGAAAATGGGCTGTAACGATAGAAGGCAATACAAACGACGATGGTAGTCGCGAGGGGGATGGGGTCTATCGCAAGCGTCGACCCCTTGGTACAATACTCGCAAGGAGCTGGTTATGAGTAATAACATTAGACTAGGAGCAATAGGTGTACAAAAGGTTTCCACCAGATTGATGGAGCAAGGATTTCTTGTAAGCCTACCTATTTATGACGATGGTTATGATTTGGTCACGGACTGGAAGGGAAAGATGATGCGAGTCCAAGTTAAAACGACAGGAGGAACTGAAGACTGCCGGAGAAGGAAGTTAAAGTTCTTTGCAATTCGCGGCCCAGGATTTGGGCATATGGAGAAAAGGCTATATACAAAAGGAGATTGCGACATATTTATATTTCTACATACAACTTTAGACGCCATATTTGTCATACCAAGGGAAAAGCTTCCCCGCACAAAGTCCATCTATTTGGAACCCAACTGCAAATGGCGGGATAACTGGAACGTTCTCAAATAAGGATTGCTTGACTCATAATTATAGACAGGCATAATCACTGCGATGAGTTTCCCTAATCCCGACAACTACGCCCGAGATTGCGATTGCGGAACAGCCGGGGCGAATACTACTCCTCCCCCCGCTAATCTTGTCGCAGCACTTATCCCAAACCCTCTTCTTCTGCCACTCGGCGGTTCAATCGACACTAGAAACAAAAATGGTAGTGGAGGATATATTAACACAAGCGGAGATGAAGGCGGTCAATCAGGCGGGTATATAGACACGTCATCAAAAGACGGCGGTTCTAGGGGCGGGTTCATTAACACAACAGGACGCGATGGTCAGGGCGGAGACATCGATACAAGGGGTTCTAGTTATGGTTACAATGGGGGGTCAATCGATACTTCGGGTGGTATGAGCGGCGGAGGTGGTAACATTAATACAAATGGAGGAGGAGGTGGTTTTGGAGGAGACATAAACACTTTTGGAACGTCTGAGGGGCCTGGTGGATCTATAAATACTTCTGCTGATGGCGGCTCAATTAATACTTCAAACGGAGGTGGTTCTATAAACACTCGTGGAACTGGGTCTATTCAGTTTGGAATTCCTGCAACCAGAACTATTTTGAATGGTTCAGCTACCGCTGCCCGAACAGTCACTCTTCCCAATATTACCGGGACATTACCTATCGCTTTGATTAGTACTTCTACATCACTTTCTTTTGGTGCTATCACTGCAGGGGGGTTTGTAGATTTAACAATTACACTTACTGGTGCAGCTACTACCGATGTTGTTTTTGTAACTTGCTTAGATACGGCTGGTCGTGGAATTACCAACGGAAAACTTGTTTTTGAAGCTTTTGTATCAGCCGCCAATACGGTAACTGTTAGGGCTCACAATCCGACATCCGGAACAATTACCCCGGGAGCCGCTTATAACTTCAAAGTTGCCATTATCAAAACTGCATAAAGGAGAACTAAATGAGCTGCGATTGTAACACACTTGTTGTTGGAGAAGCTGGGCCTCAAGGACCACAGGGTCTTGGCGGATCAAATGGTACAAATGGTACTAATGGAATCAATGCTTTTACAACTTTAAGCGCAAGCTTTACTCAGCCAGCATTAAATGTTTCCGTTACTTTTAGTGTTGTAGAAAACCGTTGGATTGCAATTGGCCAAACAATTTATATTTCAAATGCAGGATTTTATAGGGTTACGTCACTTGGCGGCTCGCCTTACTCATCAGTAACCGCAGTGTTGGTCAAAACAGATGGAGTGGTTACTCCGTCTTCCGTAAGTTCCGGGTTGAAAGTTTCTCCTTCATCTGGTGCTACGTATACAGAACCTCTTTCTTCTCTTACCGTATCTGGGTCACCAGGAACCTCTAATTTAGACGGAGCGGTGACTATAAATGACAGTGGAGCCGCCGTTGATTTTCGTGTTGAAAGCGATACACAGACGCATGTTTTATATACACAAGGCAGTTCAAATCAAGTTGGAATTCGAACAAATTCTCCTGGGGCAGCCCTTGATGTAAACGGAACGTTTAAATCCAGGTCGACAGCAGAATTTTCAGTTGGGGCTACAGTTAACTTTACTCAAGCCGACGCAGATTTTTCAGTTAGAACTCAAACTTCCACAAATACTTTGTATGTAAAAGCCAGCACAAATAGCGTTGGGATAGGAACAAATGCTCCATCTAAATTGCTCGATGTAGCCGGAGCGGCAGAAATGGACAGTCTTTTAGTTAATCCATCTGGAATTGCTAATAATACTAGTCCAGTTTTTCAAATTTTGGGAACAAGCGCGAGTATCTATCCGATTACAGTTAAGGCTACATCGGGGCCCACAGTTAACAGAGTAGGAATCTTTAACGCATCTCCGTCTGTAGAATTAGACGTAACTGGGGAAACTAAAATAAGCGGGAATTTATCTGTTGATACAAATGTTCTCAAAGTTGATACTACTGGAAATTTTGTAGGAATTAACAAAACAACTCCAACAGTTGCTCTTGATGTTGTTGGCGCGGCGGCAGTTAGCGGAGCTTCTACTCTCAACTCCCTCACAGTAACTAATGCGGCAAGCGTTGGGGGTGCGCTTAGTGCTGGGACTACATTTAGTTCCGCAGGGGCATCTACACTTAATTCGTTAGTCGTAGACACAACCGCATCAATCACTGGAAATCTGTCTGTCAATACTAACGTTCTAAAAGTAAATGCTGGTAGTGGTCTTGTTGGAATTAATCAAACAACTCCGACCGTGGCTTTAGATGTAGTTGGCGCAGCAAAAATAAGCACCGATCTAACTGTAAATGATGCTCTGTATGTCATAAACTCTTCTGGTTTTGTCGGCATTAATAAACCATCGCCTTCGGTTGAACTTGAAGTAAATGGTTCTGTTAAAGCAAATGATTACAGAATTGCTATTAATCCCGCGCATTCCAACGCAAAGCTAACAAAATTTTTATACGGGAGTGGTTCTGACACGTTTGCTCTTGGGGTAAATAGCACAGATGATATCACGTTTACAGTTACGGGGGCAGTTGTTGGGGATTTCGTACAGGTATCTTATAGCTCAATTCCGTCCACTACACCAAACCTATTAACATTATTCGGATATGTTAGCTCTGCTAATAATGTTACTGTAGTTGTGTCTAACGGAAGTGCTACTTCCGTGGCATCTCAAACTTACTCCGTTAACGTACTAGTAATTGGCGCCACAGCGTCATGATCAACGATCAAAATCGACTGATGGAGGGCATTGCCACCTTCATCGGTGGCGCAAATTCTAGCGTCGACCCAGCCCTTTTGCCTCCGAATCAATACTCTTGGGGGGTCAATGTAAGCGTTCGTGGCGGTTATCCAAGAACCCGTCCCGGATTCCGGTTTATAAAAGCACTTCCTAATGGAGTAATTCAAGGGGCATCTTATTTTAAAAATACTTCTTCCGAACAATTAATGACTCTTATTGGAGGCAGACTTTATGATACTCAAGTTTTAAATCCAGATGCCGCTGTACTTGATGTCACCCCAGCCAATGAATCTAATAATTATGTGTCGAGAAGAGCATCAATGGTCGCAGCTAACAATTATTTGGTCGTACAAGATGGAGTAAATCCGGCGATTGTGTATACTGGATTTAATTCCTATAGGTCTCAGAATATTCTTGAAGAGCTTCAATCGTTTGTTGAGTTGCAAATAACCATGGGCGCTAACAACCCAAGAATAAATGTTTCTTCCACGGCCGGTTTATTTCCAGGAATGCTTGTACAAGTAGCCAGAGGCATACCAGCAAACACAGTTATTGTCTCAGTAGATTCCTCTACAACAGTTACTTTAAGTAAAAATTGTTCACTTACAGCTCTTGCTTCAGCTAAGTTTTTTCCTCCAGGACCGCTGCAATTAAATGTATCTATCCCCGTTGGAGAGCTTATGGTGTTCGGAAATGGAAGACTATGGGTTGCAAATGGGAATGAATTATATGCTGGCGATTTAGCCGGAAGTTATGCTGGATCAGAAGTTCGTTTTTCAGAAACACAGTATTTAAATGGTGGCGGCAATTTTTCATTTGACGCCCCTATAACTGCTTTGGCATTTCTTCCTGGGGCAGACACAAGCACTGGGCAGGGAGATTTGATTGTCTTTACTCGGAATGAAATTGCCGCAATTCGGTCAAATATTTTTGATAGAACTACTTGGCAAGCAACACCCGGAATGCAAAGAAAATTGTTTCTTAGTGGTGGGGCAGAAAGTCAGGATTCAATCATTACAACAAATAATGATATTTTTTTTAAATCACTAGATGGAATTCGCTCTTTGCTCCAAACCTATCAGGATGTAAAACAAAGGAACGTAAGTCTTGCTAATAGCATTGAAGCCTATCGCGTGGTTACTTTTGAAACGCAAAGGTGGATCAAATATTCTCCGTCAGCTTATTTTATTGATCGAGCATTTCACGGATGTACACCAAAAATTCAAGTAGTGAGCGGGGATCCCGCTTCATACAATATTGTTTTTACCAAAATTGTTTCGCAAGACTTTAACCCTGGAATCTACGAAGGTAATTTCCCACCCGTTTATGACGGAGAATGGACGGGTCTTCAAGTTTGCAAATTTGTTACCGGAGTATTTGACGGGGCAAAGAGATGCTTTGCCTTGGTTTGTGGGTCAGACGGAAATAACGCTTTGTACGAAATTACTACAGACGACTATTACGATACTGTCCCAGATGGTAACGGTGGGACAACATCGCTTCCAATTACATCTCAAGTTGAATGCAGGCGTATGGCTTTCCAAACTCCCGATGAAATAAAAGAATTAGTCCGAGCTGATATAAACTTTTCGGATATTTACGGATCAGTTTCTTGGTCACTGGAATTTACTCCAGATTATTATCCTTCTTATTTCCCGATTCAAACTGGACAGATAGCCTTTGATACCCAGACCCAGGAACTTGAAACATGTTCGCCACCTGATCTTGGGCTAGGTTATAAAACAATTCGAACAGTCAAACCTTCTGATTCATGCGTTATTGGTATATCCAGAAAAGCTAGGTTTGGATATTTATTCCAGCCAAGGATTTCATGGACTGGGTATGCAAAACTTGCGATTTTCAAATTCCATGCTTCTAAGAAGGACATCAGCGATTTAGGGGAATGTTAATATGCCGGAGAGACTTGAGTACTCTGGAAATCCATTGCCATCTGGTTTACCAGGTTTTGGCGGTGGTACTATAGATGTTCTTACTTTGCCCGGGTTTAATCGTGTTGTAGCTGCTCAAAAGTTTGGGCCAGTTAACGACGCTCCAAATGCAACTCCACCAAATCCAAAACCTCCCGCTGGAAGTAACCCAGAAGATCCCACCGATGAGGTTGTGAATCCAACTAATCCTCCAACCCAACCTGGAATTCCCACTCCTATTTTTTGTAAAGAATGTGCGGACCAAGGAGATTTTGGAGATGCTCCATTGATGTACGGGGTTAAAAATTCAGATAGTTGCGTAGATTGCAGCGGGAAGCCAAAAACAGTTAGTAGATATTTTTCCGAACTCGCTGCTTCTTCCCCGTCATCCGGAATTTTTTATAGTGATACAGCTTCAATAAAAGGAAAACTAGGAGGAAAAGAATGGACTATTTCTCCTACCGAATTAATCTTAGATGGAAGTCAGGGTGGAGTAGCCTTAAACGAAACCCATTTGGTATTGGGATATACTAACGCACGACAAACCTATTATCAATTTGGTCCAGAGATTATAGACCCAGACGGAAATCATTATACGCCACAAGAGTTACAGGTATGTGAAGGCGGCCAAACCAAAACATGGAAAGTACTTGCTTATAAACCTGAATAGTTTGTATACTTATATATGGCCGAATACCCGTTAACCGTAACAACCATACCGGATAATACTTGTTATCCTACTACAGTTCAACCACTTCTGAACTTAGTCGCGGAATACTCTACACTTGTTATTCCTGGGAATCAGGCGGCTTATCTTATAAGCGATACAACTCCTTCTTCTGAAAATCAAAATAAATTGTGGTTTCAGACGCAATCTTCTGGATCTGGATACGGGTCACCAAAAGTAGTTAGATGGTACGTAAACGGGTCATGGCTTGAGTTTGCTCAATTGTCCCAAGGAGACAGAATTCTTGTATCTTCTGGATCAATCATATCTTCCCCGTGGGGTGAGTTTGGGTATACCTATAACTTTTCAGGTCTTGGAATTAGTTCTTATACTCCCACCCAAGCGCCAACACCGCCAGATGGTTTGAAGTACAAAACCTATGTTGGATATTGGACATCCAAAACACCCTAAATAGTTGACACAAAATACCAAGACGTTAATCTAATTAAGCTATGGCTGTTTACACGATATCCGCCGGAACCGTCCCTTTAAACACCGGATATCCAGCTAATGTACAAGGTTTGTTGCAGTTATTGCAATCATATCTTTCTGTAAATGCTGGGTCCAATTTAAGTTCCGTTGTTGTTTCTGGGTCTACTCCAGCCTCGCAAGATAATGATAAAATCTGGTTTCAAACCGAAACTGGTGTTACAGGACTTCCACAATCAGTGAGGCTTTACAGCCAAGGATCTTGGAAAGAATTCACACCATTTACTTTTGGGGACATTGTATTGGCAGATGCAAACGCAGCCATCTCATCTCCTTGGGGTATTGGAAATACAACTTATGTTGTGGATGGCATTAGTAAGTTAACTCCAACCCTTCCAGTTGCTCCAGCTAATGCGCAGTACAAAGTTTATGTGGGGTATTACGCATGATCCGGAGAACTTATGGGTCAGTTAAAGAACAATTGGCACGCGTCACCCAGAACGGGATGTGCGCAACTGATCCTCAGTTACTAGCCCGCACCAACGAAGCACAGGAACGTTTACTGAATAAAGGATTGTATGCCGGGACTTACGGACGTTATTCCGTTTGTGTTTATGGTGGGTGCATTACTTTGCCTCGCGAGTTTGAATCAATTTTAGGGTACAATTACGATGGCGTTCCGGCGCAGGTGTACAACCAATGGTATGAGTTTATGGCAAACGGCCCCGGGATCGCTCCTGTTGGAGATTGGCGACGACTGCTAGACCGCGGATTTGTTCCCTGCTTTCGTTCGCTTGAAGCGCAGAAATATCTCCGCGTCTATACTGACCTTGTTGAAGATGCTACCTCAACTATTTTATTCCGCGGTTCTGATACCTACAACAACCGAATCCAGACTCAGGAAAATGGAGCTTACATCGACGGCGAACGTTTGAATTTAAGCGCTGGATCGGGTAATTCCAGCGTGTTGGTTTCTGGATATGCAGAATCTTATGTAAATGGAGTTTATTTTTGGTTCACAACTTCAGATTCAAGGCCCGCTTATAGAAATCAAGCTGGTTATATTCTTAGGTATAATTCCTCAGATACTTGGTGGGAGATTGCGGCTCCTGACACTTCGATATACGACAATAGCTTCGGGATAGACGTTGGTTATCCATGGCTAGCTAGTTGGATTCCCGGAAGAATTTTCACGGAACTCCCCCGAACCACAGTCAATGCTTTCCGCTCCATCGATGCCATAAACAAAACTGCAACGAAAGGTTGGGTACGTGTTTATGCAGTCGATCCGACCACGGGTTCTGAGTCCTGCATCGCCATACTTGCGCCCGACGAAACGTTGCCCCAGTATAGGCGGTATGCAATTCCAGGATTTGAACGAGAGGATGGAGCTACTGTGACAGTGCTCGCCAAGCGGAAGTTTATCCCTGTAATCAGTGATGACGACGATTTAATTGTTACCAATCTTGGTGCTTTAAAAATGATGGCGATTGCCATTGAAAAAGAGGAAAACAATAATCTGGACGAAGCCATGAAGTATGAGCAGAAGGCCGTCGAACTCTTGCGTGAAGAGTTGAAAGAAGTCGAAGGAGCTAACATTGGCAGACCCCAGGTTCAAATGGAGATGTTCGCTATGGGAGAAATCCCGAACATGGCATAATTATGGCAGCAATTACATCTAGACCAGGCGAATCAACAACTTATTTTGCACCATCTTCCAATCCTGCAAGAGGAAGTCTTGGTATGGGAATTCCAGGTTCAACAACCACTAACCAATTTGGATGGGAAACTACTAAACCGGGACAAGCAGCTTATGGTCCTATGCTTCAAGGTACTAACGGGAACACGTTTAGAAAACTTGAAGGAGGCGGGTACGTGGATCAGTATGGAGAAAAAGTTTCCGGGTTTACAACTCCATCCCGCGGAGGTGGGGGTGGAGGTGGTGGTGGGGGTGGATACGGAGGTGGTGTAGCCCCACAAGCAACACCTGTAGAATTTTATCTTGGGCCAGCCCCAACGTTGGAGCAACTTAATTTAAATTGGGAGGAGATGGGCAAGCGAGCGATGGATGTAAACAAACCTTATGCTGAGCAGTATAAACAATTTGCCCCAGGAACTGAAGCCGGAACCAGAGCTCTTTCAAATCTTGGTGCTACGATGGCAACAGGACAATTATCACAAGATATGGCGAGCCAGATTGGGCGAGGAGCTGCCCAATTAGGTTTTAGTACCGGGCTTGGCGGGCGTTCTGGAATTGGTCGGAATATTCTTGCTCGTGATCTTGGGTTGAGTTCCTTGCAAGTTCAACAGCAAGGCGCGGATTTCTTGTCCAAATCTTCCCAACTTGCTCAACAAGCACAGCAAGCAATGTCTCCAATTTCCCCGACTGAAGTATTCGGGACAGCAGCGAATCAAGCTTCTTACAACAACCAAATTCAAAATCAAAATCTTCTTAATACTTGGTTGTCCCAAGGATTGCCTGGGCAGTTTGATATCCAGAAAGGTAAATATATTGGATTCCAACCTGGAAGTTATTCTGATTATAGACCATCACTCGCCTCCGCTCCCACAATAAAAACAGATGCTTATGGCAAGAAGACAAGTGTTCCGAATTCAATAGCTAATTGGACTGGCTCATCAGCGACTCCAAGATATTTATACGGATAATTTATGGCACTATCCCCTAACGCTCCGGATTACGTAAGCCAAGTTCGTGGAGTTATCAACGACCTTCGCCAGAACTACGTTCAAAAACAGCAGTTATTCCAGCAAGAACAACAAGCGCAAGCCCAGATTGGATTGGGGTATGCTCAGCTTGCGTCTCAGCGTGATAATCAGGCTAGACAAGCTGCTCTTGATGAGCAAAGGATTGCAGTGCAAAGTTTGCAAAGCCAACGTGATCTTGAAAATTTGGCCTTTAACAGAGAACGTCAAGCCGCTTCCGACCGCATGGAAGCTCAGAAATTTGATCTACTCCAAAAGGAAAGAGATCAAAAAATGGAAGAGATTGACAATAAGAATAAAGAAGAAGCCGAATCTGGAAGACTTTTTTCTCTTGTTCGAGATGCAAGACTTTCTGGTGACCTAGATAAAATTGCAAAAGCTGAAGGGGAATTAGACAACGCTGCTTTATCCGCAGCACTTAAAGGTCAAATTTTAGACCGACTTGATATCGCAGATGCACGCAGATTAAAATTCCAAACAGATAATGAGATTAGGCAAAAACGTCCACAAGTTAATGATGTGTTGGCCCAAGCCGCCAATCTTCCAATTGGCAACATGCTTCCTGATGATGCTCAGGATGAATTAAACAATTTGTACGCAACCTACCAAAAAATTGGATCTCCAGATCCAGATTCCGCCAGCAAGCTTAACGCAATTTTTTCCCAGAAGCAGGCTCAATTGCTCAAGTTACGTGATGATGTAACTGTTCAAGGCATCACCCAATTAGTCGAGGATGGAGCGCAAGAAAATTTCTTTACTCGGCAATACCCAGGATCGGCTGGAGTAGCCTTTCAAAAACGATACGATGAAATTACTAAAGGAATCCCAAAGGGAGAAAGAATTAAGGACCCAACTATTTTTAGTAAACTTAAAGGTCTTGCTGCTGATATTCATTTGGTAGAAAGCCAAGAGAGTTTGGATAATACAAAAGCAAGTTTTATCATAGCTCAAGAAAATCTTGTAAAGAAAAATCCTAATTTGGCAATAGAAACAATAGACCAAACTACCGGAGATAAAAGAATTACATTTGTGATGCCGATGCCAAATATGACATTAGGCCCGAACGATGTAGATCTTCGTACTGGAAAAATAACTAAAGAAAAACAAAGAGAGATTGACCAATACCAAAATCTGCTCAATAGAACATTGGCTGGCGATTTTAATCCGCTCAATATGTTACTCGGCAGAACGATTAGCCAAAGCCCAGCGGCCAAAAGTAGCAATGCCCCGTTTGTACCAAATGATCCTTATGCCACTACGGCTCAAACTCCTGTCACTCCTACTGGTACAGCAGTTGTAAGGACTGGTACGCCAACGCCTACCGCCCCCAATGAAGAGCAGATTATGGCTATGGGGGCTGATCCTAAAACTGCCAGCACACTTATCCCTGGGTCTTCTAAGACCTACGGAGAGGCAGCTAAGTTCCTAGCGGATAAAAAGAAAGCTCAACAAGGAAAAAGCGTAGCAAATCCGAATAGCTATTGACGTAGCGGGTTTGTTTCCCTTTAATAGGAAAGGTTATGGCAGATCCTCTTGATCCTGAACAGACGCAAGAGGAAACCCTTCCGGAAACTGAACCGACTCAAGTTACGCCCCCAGTCCAAGCCCAACCAGATACTAGTTTAGACCAGTTTTTGTACGGGGATAAACAGCCCCAACAATCCCAGCAGGATCTAAACACATTCCTTTACGGTACTCCCAAGGACAAAGACGCGATTGACAGTAGGCTCGCTGTAGCGCAGCAAGTTATCGATATGGCCAATGACCCAATGGCCACCGACTTATTTACTTCCATAGGCAGGAAGTTAACCGAGCCCGGTAAAAGTGAAGCCGCTTGGAAAGACTACGAGAAAAATCTAGTTAATTTTGACCCAGCTCCTTACGAGAAGTTTAAGGAAGCCCAAGACAAGGGCGATTGGAAAACAATGGCCTCCACCGGCCTTCAGATAATCGGTCAGGATTGGGGTAATTATATTGCCGGAGCCCTTGGGATGACAAATGAAGAACGCGAAAAAACGCAACAAAGTTACGGTGCAAAGATGATCGTTGGTAAAATTACCGATCCTAAAGAAGCAGCCGAAGCAATGGTGCTCACAGATAAGTACAAAGAAGATTTAAAAGCTGGAAAATCTATCGCCCCGGAAGGCCAAACGTCGGCTATGTCTTTAGGCGGTGGGCAGTTAAGTCTCAAGGTCGGAATGAATCTTACTCAGGCCGACGAATATTTAAAGACTTTACAGGACACCAAAACACAAGCCTTCGGACAAGGGGCTTTGCGTAATTTTGCTATCCAGTCTGGCGATGCTTTCATTCCGTTTGTTTCTGTTGGCGATATTATCATTGACGAAAAAGATAAAGATCAAGTTGCAAGGCGTGCGGCATTAGCCGAAGCGATCAATCAAACGATTTCAAAAGATTATTTCTATAGCACTGTTTCCGGGCAAGCCTTGGGTTCCCTTGGTAGTTTTATGGCAGCCGGAGCTGGCACAACATCATTACTTGGCGAAAGTGCTAACATGGCCGGGAAGGTAATTAAAGTACCCACGAAGCTTTCTCAGGGAGTGATGTATGGGTTGATGGGAACTTCGCAGTCCGTAAAAACTGACGAAAGAAATCTAAGCCCAATGGAACGACTGGCATCAATTGCCAGCGAATCTTTTGTTCTAGGTCTTTCAGAAGGAGGTGGAGATCTTCTTGGTGATCAAATTGACCATGGTGTAGCTAATCTACTTAAAACTCAAGCTATGGCTAAACTCGCGCCAGAGTTTGCTCCGGTTGCGGGTGGGGTTGGAAAAGCATTATCCATTATGATTGGGGAATCAGCATCCGATCAACTGGATGCGGCAGCAAGAGGAAAAAATCCTTTTGAAGATCTGGCTCTTAGCTACGGGACAAATTTTGGTATTGGAGCTGGATTGGCTATTGCCGGATTTCCAAGAGCATTCCGCAGAGCACGGGTTATGGCACAAGCAGATGACTCTCTTGCAGCTGATTTTACTAAAGGACTTTCTGCAATCAGAAACGATACAAATAAAACAGATGAACAAAAACTTGCGGAAGTAGACACCATCAAACGTGCGTTTGGAAACAACGAGCGTGTCAACACTTTGATCGACCGCTCTTGGGCTTTGTCGGCCGTTGACGAGAACACAGCCCCCGAGACTCATCAGGTTCTTAAAGAATCCGTCGATGCAGCAAAGAGAGGAATTGTAGAAACTATTCTTGACGCAGGTCTCAATAAAGAAAATCAACAAGAAAATGTTCAAGCAGTTGGGCAACAAACTGGCGAGTTGATGCCTGGAGTTCCTCTTCCTGGGGATCAAGAACAGGCCGAGCTGGAGAAGATGAAGAATTATTTCTTAGCTGGGAACAAAGAAATTCGGCTCGAGAATACTATTGAAAACGCGGAGAAAATTAAATGGCTTGAGTCAAAGGGTTATATTTACGGTAACTTAGTTGAGAATGGTTCAGCTTATGTTGTAAAAGGAGTTCGAATGGGCCAAGGAGATTTGGCCAAATGGTATGGTGAAGATGATCCTCGCGAAAGATTCCAAGGAGAAAAAGATGATCTCGATAAAGCAATCACAAAAGCGCATACGGGAACAAGCCAAGAACTGGATGTCAAGGTAGAAGAGATTCAGAACGCGGCTACCTATGATGACCTTCGAAGGATTGGTAACAAGTATCTTGGTGTTCCACTTACTGAAAGAATTCTTGAGGGAAAGCTGATTGAAACTCAAGACCGGATTGCCGAAGAAAACGCAATCAACGCAAGACTTAAAGTTCTGAACTCCAATCTAGCGGCGATCAGAAAACAGCGCGAACAAAGTCCAGAAGATGAGCAGGCCCCGCTTGACGAAACAATCGCAAAGTTTGAGCAGGAGATTGAAAAACTAACTACTGGTAAAAAAGCTCAAGGCGAAGCAAACGTACTCCGTATCGTGAAAAATATGGAAGACCAGATCGATGAAGAAATTGATTCTGGTAAAATTGCGCCTGAAGTTTTAGCTAACCCGGAAGTAATTATTGCTATCTTAAATCCTAAGAATGCTTCCCACAGAGAACATGCGCTTTCTGAGCCAAGCCCGATTGAGGAAGACCCGACAAAACTTGGAGAAGCTTTTGATCTTGAAGATGCTCGTGTTGTCGAAAACTTAAAACGTATCGGTGCTATTGACGATCAGGGCCGCCCATTGATGACCCCTGCCGGGGCTATTGCTGCCTACGCCTTGGACAAGCGAAACTATCTTACTAGCAAATCCCTTTCGGGTTATCAGTCATACGGTATTGCAGATCAGGTTTATAACGCCACAGTCAACAAAGCTTTGCTGGAACTCCGCAAGGGTAACAAGATTGCTCTTAGCACAATCTTCAATAGCAATCTAATTGACTTCATTCGTAAAGCCAAAGTCAGAATGCGTTCCGGAGTTGGGCTTGGCGCGATGACGCAATTAAAAGAACAGGTTAAGAAAGCCGACCCAGAAAAATTGATTGAAGATCTTGGGCTGGACGAGAATCAAGCCCAGCTTGTAAAGGATACTTTTGATGAGATATCTGCTACGGACGCCGAGTGGCAAGCCTCTCAGCCCGGAGCCGTCGCGACTCCATCGGTAACAGAGCGCGTAGAAGCCACAGCTATAATCGCCAACGAGATTGCCCCGCTATTTAGGCAGTCGCTTAAGTCTGATCTTGAACGGCTGGCATTTGATTCTCTTGTCGATTCGAAAGTAATGGCAAAGCTTGATTCGTTGGCTAGAGAACTTGGGTCAAATATCAACGAAGTTAAAACCATTCAACAAAATCTTCAGAAGCAATTGATCGAACAGATTAAAGCCGAGTACCGCGCACGTCTTACAGCCGATAATCTTCCGTTGCTTCCCGCCCCCGAGGGAGAAGTCAGGAAGGCTGGAAATCTAACCAGCGAGCAACTCAAGCCAACTGAGAATTTCTTTGCCCGAGCCAAAGAAGAAACTTTGATGACGGACGAAGAGCTTAAAGATTTTGAGGAACAGATGGCAGTCATTCGTTCTGGGCGTCGAGTTGAAGACCTCCGCAACTTCCAACAGGAATTGATTGCTTTGATAGATTCAAAGTTAGGAATTGAGGATGGAGTATTTAGTGCTGATGTCCTTAATGATTGGGTAGAACTTCTTGGTGGAGTGGAAAGCAACCCAGATATGCCGGGGCAACTTAATATTTCATTAGCGAAAGGTGTAATCACACAAGCCGACTACGATACTTTATTAAAACAACTTAACGCCTCAATGGATAAGGCTGTCAACCTTATCAGCAATGCAAAGGATATTAAAGATGTTAGGGCCGCGGCTCGTGAAGCCCGCGCTTCCTTTGTAAGAATCAACAACGCCATCCTACCAAAGGAGAAGAAAACAAATGCAAAACCAATCGCTAAACAAGCTGGCATATCTACCACAAGTGGATCTGACCAAACTAAACCCGTCTCTAAAGAACAGCAAAAAACAGCCAAGCCCGGGGAAGGTAAGCAACCCGCTAAGCCCGGAAAAACTAAGGGAAGTACTTCCGTGGCAGGAGGGGTATCTCGAGTATTACAAAGGATCGGTGCTGCCATACTCCCAAAAACCTTCTCAACCCCAAAAGGACAAGGAACCGTCCCCTACTCAGAAGATGTAATCACAAGCCTTGGTGGAAAGTTTACTGATCTTCAGGAGTTCAGCGCAGATCAAAGACAAGATACATCCGCGGCTATCGCCAGCATGGAAGGATCAAAAAACAAATCCTTCTATTTGGCGAACGGAGCTGGCACTGGGAAGACCCGTATTCTATTGGCCGTCGCTCAGCACTACCTTAACAAAGGAAAGAAAGTTCTTTATCTCACGGCTCATGATGCCGTAACTCCTGACTGGAAGAACCGCACGATTGGTGGAACCATCCAGCAGGACGCAGAGAGATTTGGTGTTCCGATTGTTGCTTATGGTGGAAAAGCCAGCGGTCTTAACGAGCTGACTTCAATTCCCTCTGGGACTGTTGTTGTGTCCACATACAACGACAAGTACATGGCCAAAATGCTTAGCATGGTCGATAACGACACAGTAGTTATTTTTGACGAGCATCATAATGGTAGGAATATTTTCCAAGCAAACCAGGAAGGAAACGCGGAGACTAAATGGCCCGTATTGATGGACAACATAGCCAAGAAAGCCGGCGCCGTGATGATGGCCTCCGGCACACCTTTTGATAAACCCGATCAGCTCCTGTCCCTGGCTCGGCTTGGTATCTTCGACAACATCTCCGAGGAACAGTTGCTGTTCAATCTTGGTTTTCAAAAATATGAACTCTCCACAAGCAACAAGTTTTATTGGGATCTTGCCCCTGGCGTTACGCTCGACGAGATGCAGAATCGAATGGAGAAGTATTTCGACAAGCTAGCTTTGAATGGAGTCTTCCGTTCTAGGTCGCTCAAGCTTGATGGCGTCAACGTAGAATTTAAAAACGTCCCGCTTGACGCGGGAATCAGGGCAACGCTCGATTCCATAGCCGAGAGATTCGGCGGGAGCGAATCAATGGCATCCCGCATGGCGGCTGTTGTGGCTCAGAAGCGGGCTCTTGAAACCTATAAGGTCAAGGCCGCGGCTCAGCAGGCATACGATGCAATCAAGCGTGGAGTGAAGCCGATTGTGTATGTAGGGTTTGTATCAAAGGAAGATTCGAAAGGCAACAAAGTAGATCAGGTTTCGAAACAGGTTGAGGAAGAACTCAAGAGAATTATTGCCCAAGATAATCCCGAGCTAGCCGCTAGGTTAAATGTTGCCCGCTTGTTTTCTGGCGGAGACGGCAAGCAACTAGCGATGGATAAGTTTAATAACCAAGGCGCTGATGTTCTGATCGCCACCGTTCAGATGGGCGGAACTGGCATTGAGTTGGACGACAAGGCCGGCGATCAGCCCCGCGAGATGATCATCATGTCGCCTCCAATCTCGGCCATCTCCGCCGTTCAGTTGATCTATCGTGTGTGGCGCGCTGATACAGCCAGTCGCCCAAACATTGTGTTCATGACCGCTGAACATCAGGTCGACCAAGAGCCTCTGGATAAGATGCGTCAACGTATGCGCTTGCTCGACGCCACTATGGGCGCTGGCTTCCAAGCTCTCAAAGGTGAAAGCAAATCTAAACTTTCAGAAGAATATTTAAGTACCCAGACCATTCCAAGTTCATTCTGGAAACTACCAGGAATTAATTTTGACGCACAAAGGACATTAAGTGATGCAGCTTTTGCGGCGAGGCATGAACTAGATTTGTTTGAAGAGGGAGAAGAAGGAGTAAGTAAAAGCGAATATAACACGATTAAAAATTGGTTAGATAAGAATGTTCCTGGGTATTATGAAGCTACCAAAATAACTTACGCCGGAAGAGGAACGGCAAAGGAAGAAATTCAAATTCCGGTCAAGGGTTCTCCGGAGAATATTAAATTTGTAAACGATAAGATGACCAGCATCTTTAAGGGCGACTTCAAAGACGGAGTCGTAACGATTAAAGATCCTTCGGGCAAGACCGTGATGACGTACAAGTTCAACTTGTACTCTGGTTTTGACGGCCCAGCTCGCGCTGACTTCGGACAAGTCGATGAGGAAGATACCATCACTCTCAACCCAGATCGTATGGCCGCCGCCGCAAAAGTTCTCGGTGATAAGTTCGATGCATGGCTTCAGGCAGTCGTCCTAGAAGAAGCTCTTCATCTTGAGACGGTTCGTATGTGGAGAGCAGAGGGTAAAGACATTTCTGCCGAGTTAAGAAAAGTCGCGAGGGGAATGAGCGCAGAGACCAGGAGATCAAGAGCAAGACTTTATTTTGCTGCTCAAGGGTACGACTTAAACAATCCTGAGATAAAGGCAAAGATAGAAGCTTTGGCCGCGGATGACTTGCAGATTGCCTTCGAGGCTCTACGCCAAAACGCACAGCTCGCTTTGTACGGGGTTGTTTCTGAGCAGCTTGCCGTTGTATCTGCGGCAGATATAGCTCGCGTAAAGGCCGTGGCGGATGAAGCCCTTCGTTCTGAAATAGATGATGAAGACAAGACAATGTTCAGTACCATCCTGTCTTACATCAATAATATGCTCGCTGTTTTGAAGCGTGGGTTTGGTGCACCACAAGCGATGGCGAGAATCTCAATGCGTGAAGCTCTTCAAGAAGCTGCGACCAGACTTACCAAAATCAAATCTGAATATACAGAACTTGCCGATACCACAGAACCAGAAGCCGCTCCATTCCAAGGATCGCCGGCACAACCTATCTCTCTTGGTGTCTTCGGAAGCTACGATCTTCGGGTCAACAAACTCATTGAGGATCACCTCGACAATCTTTCTGACAATGTGTTTGGGTTGAAAGCCGCAAACGATAGCGGTCGCACAGTCGACAAACAAGATTGGTTGTTCGCCATCGAACAAGCTTACAAGAACGGAACGATCACCAAGTTTGAGCGCAACATGTACAGGGCAGCCGGTCTTGATTCTTCATTTAATAATCGCGTCTCGTTGACCATGGTTCCAGTTAAAGCTCTCGAGATCGGTGAAGCCATGGAGACTGGAACGTTTGAGGGTAGCAGGAGCGCAGTTGCAATTCCTACAGTTGCGTTGACACCTTTCGCAACGGTCGAGAATGCACCAGTCACGGATTCGAAGATTCAAGGAAAAGAACTATATCGGTTCACTCTCCGCGGGTATCTTCCGCAGAAAACACAGGCCAACTCGATTGACCAAGGTCTATCTCAAGGTGTAGCTAAACTTCTGTCTACTCGCGAGAAGGTTATCTACGAAGGTCAGGATTATACATGGAATAGACGTGGTGCTCTGGTTCGTGAGTTGCAAAAGCGTGGGGCAAACAATTACGTATCGAAAGTTATTCCGTCGGCAGCCGAACCAGTTTCGACTGTTCCTCCAATCACATTATCCGTTTCATTAACTGGAGATGTTGTAACAACCCCAGTAGCCGAGCCAACTCCAATCGCGCCACAAGCAGCCGGTCCTCGCGTGGTTGAAAGCCAGGCTATGAAGAACTTGCTTGGTACGTTTGGAGATAATCTTCCCGATGTTCCCTTCAAGCAGAGACTCATGGAGGATCTGTACAATAACTCAGTCACGATGGAACAACAGTTTGAAGATGCTAGGAATTATATTGAAGGACAGAATAGCTTTTCCGACGCCGTAAGACATTATCTTAGCAACTCAATCGACACTCCTCTCCCTATCCAAGCGGCTGTTGGGTTTGAACTTCTCCGCGTTCTCTCACCTCAAGCCAAGACTGATCGATATGCCCGCGAGGTTATGACGCAAGTCATGCTGGTTCAGAAGCAACGGTATGGAACTGATCCCGGAAGAACGGTTCAGTTGTGGGCAGCTCTTAGCGAGATGTCCGATAACCCCGAAGCCATGAAGATGTATGTCCATGAAGAACTATCCAGCATAGCCGCTGGTCGCTTGGAACCTTATAAGCGGGATCTGGACGACGCCAGGATTGGGTTGCAGGAAGCTGGGCGTAAAGCCGCTGATCGTGTCGCAACAGACCCGACTCTCAAATCTACCATTGACAAGATTGCCCAGCTCATTGAAAAGAATCGAAAAGAACAAAACTTTGAGGGGATCGATAAGGCAATGTATGACGTTATTCTTAGCGATGAAGCTGCCGCACTCGGCGATGCATTCCTCGGTCCGATTGCTATAAAGCCACAGGCTAGCGATGTGCCTGGCTTTGACGCTGATGAAATTCGTCTTGCTCCCGAGCGGATTAAAAATCTTGGAACTCTGATTGCTAAAATTATCAATAGTTCCGACAACCCTGATGCTCTTCAAGCTGATTCCGAGAAACTTCGATCGCTTGTTTATCTTACTAAATCTTTGCGAAATAACCCAAATCAGGCTGAAGTCCGTCGGCTTGTTGAACTTTATTTTGATGCTGCTTTTACATACTCCCAAGCATTGAGAGAAGCCGAAAGCAAAGGAGTTAAAATTGCTCCAATAACTTCTATTACAAAAGGTGAAGCTACTAAACAAGCGGAGCAAGCTAGAATTAGAGCAGAAGATGCCGCGCCAGTCATATTGAATACTGATTTAGGCAATGAGCTTTTGATGTACGCAGATGCTGCTGCCACTCTTTTCGAACGTAAATCCAAGAGACTTCAAGAAGAACCTAAGAAAAAAGAATTTGTAGAAGAGATGGCCAAGATGATTCGCATGGATTTGGACAAACAAATTCGTGAAAAGGGCGGGCTAAAGCCTAAGTTTGAAAAACCAATTCCCCGGACGCCAGCTCAAAATATGTTGCTTGCCGTACAGAATATCGATGCAGTACGGATGTATATCGCTGAGATCCGGGACATCCTTCTTGAACGATACAAAGGAAAAGAAGCTGAACTCGTTGGTCTTGAGCCCTTGATCGACGATGCATTAGATCATCCTCTCTCGGTATCCGCAGTCGCCAAGACAATCAAGTCGCTTCAAAGCATCGGTGGTCCAAAGGTCAATGTACGCGAACTCATCCGTTCCAGCCGTGGTGATATTGAAGCGTTTGAAAATAAACTAAGCGAGCTGCTGACCCAGAACTCTAAGCTCGATGCAGCTCAGATCAAGGTTGTCAATGATTACCTCCGCGATGCCATGGCCAAGTTTGTGGCAGAAGAACGTAAAAAAGAACTAGAACGTATCAAGAGACGGATTGAAGAGAAGCGTGGTGGGAAGAAGGCAAAGAGACAGGTTTCTTCAGCCCTTTCTAAATTGATGGAAGCAGGAAACCTGGGTGTGCTGAGAGACCAAGAATTGTTTGATAGCATGCGTGTTCAGCTCGGGCTCCCCGAGATGACTCCGGAACAACTCGCCCACCTAGACAAGATGATCGAGGATCTGCCCAACTGGCCAAAAGGTAGGGTACGTAACCAGAAGATCTCCAAAATGTACGAGTACGTAAAGCTACTATCCCCGATGACTGTCACTGAGTTGCTCGTTAACTACCAAACGATGAACTTGTTGCTCGGTCTTGGAACGATTGGAATCAATGCCTCATCGTCGTTCGCCAATAACATCGCGCAGTCCGCTATCATCGCGGCTCGTGGAGCAACCAAGGTTGTCACTGGGACTATCTTCAACAAACCTGCCGAGACGATTCGTGGTATCGGTTATCTCAAAGCCGCGATCGAAACCTACAAGCCTTTCACAAGCTGGAAGAAGGGCATCGGGCTGCAAGCTGCTAAAGAAATCTTCCTCAAGGGCGACTTCTCCAGCGTTCAAAGCGTGACAACGATGGAGATGGGTGGCGTCAATATGTTCGAAGCTTTCTCCAACCAGCTCGATTCTTATCTCAAGAAAAGTTCTGGCGCGATGAAGCCAGAGATCACGATTAAGACCCCGGGCTGGCTGGAGTGGATCGGTTTGAATCCTGAGTACACATTCAGTTTGGCCAACAAGTACGCCTGGAGCAAATTCAATCCCGCGACAGTCGGACCTTTCATTATCTTCGGTCGCGCCATGGCAGCCGGTGACGCGATGAATACAATCTCGGCCAAGAAGATGTATCAGACAGCGGAAGCGTACAACGTAGCTTTAAAGAAGGGGTTGACCAGTCGCGTCGAAGTCGAGCAGGAAGTAGCGAGGTTGCTGAACAACACGCCTGAAGCTCGCGCCCGTGCCGAAGCTATCGCAAAAGCCGAAAGCAAGGAGATGAATTATACTCCTTACCAGTACGCTCTACGTGTCGAAGAGATCATTGAACAGAACCGCCCGCAGGACGAGATCTCTCAGGACTTGATTAAGCGTACAGAAAAGTTCGCCGAACGCTCTAACTTCCGCAATAACTTTGAAGGTGTACTTGGAGCGGCGGCGGCTTCTGCCGTCACTTTGTCCAATGTATTTCCTCCTGCAAAGTTTGTTCTTAAGTACCTCAAGACAGGAGCGGCTTTGGGTAACGCGGCCTTGGATGTTGTTCCACTTCTCGGAACTTGGCGGTATTATAAAGGAATTGGAAACTTTGAGCGGATGCGTGACTCTAAATTCTTCTCGCCTCCCCCTCAGAAAGATACCGTCGAGCAGGATATCGCACTTGGAAAGATGTGGCTTAGCTACATTTTAGGACTTGGGTTGCTTGCCTTACTCCGCAAAGCTCTGGACCGCGACCCAGACCCCGATTTCAATATCCATATCAGCGGGCCCAAAGACCCAGCGCAACGTAAGGCATTGCTTGCGGCAGGATGGAAAGCCCGTTCGATTCAGATTGGTAGCTTTGCCGATGGCAATCCACGCTTCATAAGTTTTGAAGCTCTACCTCCGTTCCTTGCTGGCATGTTTATCCCACTCGGGGCTTTCACAGAAGCCATTCGTTACGAGAAACGTTCCAAGCAGGAAGCACTTGTTCCCACGATTGCAGCCGCAAGCTGGATGACAATCTACGCCATGCTGGATTACTCTTTCTTATCCGGTATCCGCGGGCTTATCCAATTGGCAGCTCCATCCAACGGAGCCACAACCTCCACGGGACAGCTCGAGAATATCATCAAGTTTACCGGGAACGTTGCCTCCACATTAGTACCCGGGTACGCAATCCTCCGAGACGTCGAGAAGATGGTCGAAGGTATCTATGGTCTGCCTACCGGAAGACTCTATCAAGACTCGTACCTGTCGGTGTTCCTAGCCAGCGTACCTTTTGCTTCGAAGGTCGGTGAGCCAGCTCTCGACTTCCTTGGCGGAACAACCCGCGCCAAGTTCTGGAACTCCGTCCCTTTCGTCCGCCGTATCATGACGACCGGTGCTGATACTTCCGAATACGCTCAAGGTGTCCGTACTGAGGACGCAATTCACGACAAGCTCATAAGCTTGTTTGCCAAAAATCAAACGGCACTGGATTGGGAAGCTGGACCACTAAAGGTATTCGCAGCCGCAGAACTGGCAACTAAACCGACAGTTGGTATATCGGAAATCTTGACCTTGAAACGCGAGCTAACCGAAACTGAAAAATATGCTTGGTTGAAGAAAGCTTATCCCTACATTATCGAATCCCTTGGTGGCAATATCGAAGCTCTAGAATCCCTTGAGCCGGAAGAATTCAAATACGTGGTAGGCCAGCTAGCCCGTCCGTTCATGAAGCTAGCGCTTTACGAAGTCCTCGGTGAAGAGAACCAAAGCGGAATCATCAACGAACTCAGCCCCGAGGCAACCAACGTATTGCCTCCAGAAACTAAATAACTAGAGTTTATATATGGCCGATATCGAATCACTCCTACGCAAAAAGTACGGGCCAGAATACAAAAAGAAGATTGAGTATTTTAAGGCCGCGGCACCTGAAGCTGTCGTAGCTGGCGAACGTCTTGGCGTAGACCCCAAACTTCTTCTTACTCAGACTGCGCTTGAATCTGGCTGGGGCAAGTCGGGCCTAGCTGTACAGGCCAATAACCTTGCTGGCGTTAAAGCTAAACCCGGCCAACCGTTCATTGAAGCCGAGTCTGCTGAAGGCTATGGGCCAAACGAACGTATGGTTAAAAGCAAGTTTGTCGCTTATCCGTCAAAGGGTTCTTTCTTTGAAGATTGGTCTGGCTTCCTAAAAAATAAAAGATATGCCGAAGCTATCAAACAAAAAGAACCAGATGCCTACGCAAGAACAATTGGCAAAGCTGGGTATTACACTGGAGATCAAAACGTGTATGCTAACAATATGAAACGTATCTATAAGGACATCGATAAGATGATGCTTGACCCAGATGTTATTGGGCAAAGAATCAAAGATTCGACGATTGCTGGAGGGGAAGTAGCAAAATAATGCCAGGTCTAGGTAAAGCTAGTATGCCTTGTAACAAGCCACGGCCGAGCACTCGGCCAGGAAAAAAGCGTATGGTCAAAGCCTGCGAGAATGGCAAGGAAAGACTCGTACATTTTGGGGCCAAAGGATACGGCAATAACTACTCAGCCGCTGCCCGCAAATCCTTCCGGGCCCGCCATCATTGCTCTACACCTGGAAGCAAACTTAGCGCTCGTTATTGGGCCTGTAAAAATCTTTGGGCTGGGCCAGGCGGACCAACTACAGCTAACCCGAGTAATCGCCAAGGAAAGTACTAATATGCCACTTGGGAAAAAGAAAGCTAATGACGCCTGTACCCGTAAGGTTAAAGCTCGTTATACTGTATGGCCGTCGGCTTACGCCAGCGGTGCACTTGTTAGATGTCGTAAGGTAGGGGCAAAAAACTGGGGTAATAAAGGAAATAAATAATGGCTTTTGAGCTCGAGAAAAAGAAGGGCTTGCATGGTTGGTTCTCTAGGAATAAAGGAAAGGGATGGGTTAACTGCAAGACTGGTGGACCTTGCGGGCGCGAAAGCGCCAGTTCCGGTGGAAGCTATCCAGCTTGCCGCCCAACTAAAGCTATGTGCAATTCCTCGGCTAAGAAAAAGACAAGCTCAAAACCCATAAGTTGGAAAAAGAAAACTGGGTTAGGCAAATGATCTTTTGGCCTGTAATATTTTTTGTTGGAATTGTAGTAATCCTAATCCTTTGGAGGCCAAAGAGTAGGACTGAATCATGGACGGAGATGTCTGCCGAGGAGAAGTATATGCTAGCCAAACAGATTTTCACGCGAGACCCATCCACATTTAAAGACAAGGATTTAGATGGCGTTGAAGATTTACTTGAGAAATAGGTATTTACATGGAACCCACAGTTATCTAACCTTATCCTATGTCCGACATTAATACTTTTAGATACAAGACCATTGAAGAACGCCAAGCTGAAAGCCAGGCTCAACTTGAAGCGCAAGCCGCAAGAGAGCAAGAAAAAATGGCTTATGACCGAGAGGCTCGAGCCCAAGCTAGAATGGAAGAGTACGATGCCAAGCGTGCTAAATGGAAATCTGGGGGCGCACTTCCGAAACTTCAAGGACTCGGGCAAAATGTAGATTTACAAGACCTACCCCGCGGGCAGCAAGAAGAAATCCAGCAGATAAAAACTAATAAACCCGCCGCTTCTTTGCAAGAATTTTGGAATAGATATAATACATGGTTAAATGTTGGCCGCGAACAAGCAGCTCAGAACGCTTTGAACAAACAGTATATTACTATGGTCACACCTAAAGAAGGGGTGATTGCAACTGACGCAAGCACAGGTGAAAGAAAACTTTATCAACCAGGTGAGAAATATAAAGCTCTTGCCAGTGGAAAAACTCCTCTCTTCCCCGGTAATTATGGTTGGGTTGACCCATCACAGAAAAACAAAATTAAAAATAATACAGCACTATAAGGAGAACATATGCCATTAGGAAAAAACGTATCTAAAAATATCAGCGAACTTTACGCTGACAATAAGAAAAAAGGTAAAGAGCGTGGAGCTATGGGCAAACCCCGTTCCCGCCAGCAGATAATTGCCATTGCGTTGAGCGCGGCTGGCAAATCGAAAGGAAAATAATATGGACTTTCGTGGACTTACTACAAAAGAATTGGCTGGTTATGGCAGTGCACTTGAAAGATATCTTAAAGATCCAGAGTATCAGAAGGTAATAGATGATTTTGCCAAGAGCAAAGGTATTGGTAGTGGGCATCTTCCTGAAGTGCAAGGTGTAGATCAGCAACTCCGAATGACCGGGGTAGATAACGCTGGAAGCGGAGATAAACTTTATCCATCTTCTAAAAATAATGAAGCTGTTAGAAAATTTATTTCTGATAAAGAAGTAACTAAAAGTATTTATAATCCTGCGACTACCTTGACTGATGCCCAAAAAAAATATCTTATGGAGTTAAAGAATGCTCCTGGCACTGGTAAATCTAGAACGATGATAGAGATGCTCAACAAAATGACACCAGAAGCTCAAGCAGATGTTGTCGCCAGACCTGATGTCGTGAGAAACATTGAAAGTAGTATTGCCAAGGCCGCTCCTTATGAACTGTCAGAAATTAGAACCCTTACCAAATCAGATGTTGGACGTGGCCTTGGTTCTCTTGGGAGAAAACTTGTAGGACCAGCAGTTGCAGCCGGTGAGGTTGCGGCCGGAGAAAATGATATTGGTAAACTTGCTGCTGGATATGTTGGGGCTGATGTTATGGGAGAACTTGGAGCCGCGGCAGGTGGGCTCTTAGGCAAAGGACCAGGAGCTGTGGCTGGTGCATTGGGTGGCTCTATTGGTGGTTATGCCGCCGGGCAGAAACTGTACGACAAGTATGCTCCAGAAGGAGTCAAGAAAGCAATGAGCATATCGCCTGAGGAGAGACTTAAGGTTAAACAATTGTTGCAAGATTTAAAATCTAAAGCTAAACTTACTAAATAATATGCCAGCCAAACCCTGTCCCCCCGAGACTCAAGATATTGCAGCCAATCTTGCCAACCGCAAGAAGGCAATCAAGACGGCCATGTATGGCCCGATGAACCCTAATGAACCCAACGATGAGTATTGGGCAAAGTTAGCTGAAGAGTTTGGTAATACTCCAGAGGAAGCAAAGAAGTCCCGATGTGGGAACTGCGCAGCTTTCAACGTGACTACACGCATGAAAAACTGTATTGCCCAAGGCTTGGGACAAGACCAGGGAGACGAGTGGGTAACTATTGACGCTGGCGATTTGGGATACTGTGAAGCATTTGATTTCAAGTGTGCGGCCCTGCGTACCTGCAAAGCTTGGATTGTGGGAGGTCCGCTTGACGACGCCAAGGATAACGAAAAGAAAAGCTTTGTAGATGCAGTAGAAGAGCAGGTATAGAAAGAATATATGCCAAGCAAATTTGAAGTATATCTGCAAACAGCAGAAGCCAAGCGTCCCGTCCAGATGAAGCCGCAGGATGTTGTTCCAAAAGCTACGCAGGGTGGAAGCAAAGGAGACATGCTTCTTACTGCTTTGATGACGGCCCACAATCAATTTAAAATTTTTCATTGGCAGACCAAATCTTTTTCTCAGCATGAAGCTTTTGGAAAAATCTATGAGTCTCTTGGGGAGAACATGGACGAATTTATTGAGACTTACATGGGAAGGTATCAACGCATCTATGCTTCGAAGGGCAGGTTCCTGATTAATCTGGATAACTATTCCGAGAGTTACCTGGCTTTTGTGGATGCCTTCATCTACTTCTTGCAGGATGAGTTGCCGACTTGCCTCGGACCAAAAGATACCGATCTGCTAAATATCCGCGACGAGATTCTCGGTAACGTCAACCAGCTCAAGTATCTTTTGACATTCCCCTAATTCGGAGGGTTGGGTTATGCCGGACTATTTCCCGGAAAATAATACAGCCCTGTGGTCGGACACGGGGGTTCGCAGTCTTCAGACTTATTTGCTTCGATGGACTGGGAAGAAATAAGTCGTTAGTTCTTGTGGTATAACGCCAGCTTGGCTACCTTATCAAGCAAGCCCTGACGTGGTCGATGAGAATGATCGATTAAGCTCTTAACCTTTTTCTTTTTATTTTTGGCCACGGATTTTTCTAAATCCAACAATAGGTACTTCGCTCCAGGCCAAGGCTACGTGCAGCTCATTATCCTCAAACCAAACATCTATCTCTGGATTGTAGCCTTGCTTTAATTTATCGTGGAGATCATGGAAAGCTTTTCGGGTAATAACCAGCTCTTCCGATTTACCATCGACCGCAGCAGCGGCGAGTAATACACGGAGGAACTGTTCGGATAGTTCGCCGAACTTTGCTTCTGCAAGCTTCTTGGGCACAATTCAATGCTGACTGGCAGGGTTGCCAAGTCAATATAGCTGGGACAAACTGGGGAAATGAGGAACACAAAGCGCGATATTATTTGGCTGACGTATCTGGTCACGCTTTCAATTATTAAAACTGTATGTATACTTATCGGAAGAAGGATAAAACTGTGCTAAAAAATATTCCCGAGTCCCCAGAGTTGGCGATACTTCCAGAACAAGTCACGGATATTTTGCAATTTGCGCGTGCTTGTTCTCTCGGTATCATCACCCCTGAGGAACTCGGGAATAAATTAGATGACTTTGAAACTTGGATTGGTGAGAACTTTTAGGTTCTAACCGCTACAAGCTTCTTATGGATGTTGACCATCGCGGTCTGCAAACATCCAATCAATCCAAGATATCCGAACCATAGAAATACGGTTACGGATAACATGACGATTCCAAAACTAACTGCTTCGAATAACCATTGTAGTCTTGGCTTCATCCTTGAACACCTGCCAATCGGAGGGCTTCATCTGCACCTGCCTTGTACACGTTCTGAAGAACGTCATCAAGGAACTCTGGGTCCAGTTCTAATTTTAGATTTTCCACCTTCTTATTGGCTGTGTCCACTTCTGCTTTGAATGCGATCTTATGGATGCTGTCACCAGCGCCCCAAAGAATCTCACCATTTACTTTTTTCATATTCATTCTAATGCCTCACTCCAGTACCGACTATTTTTATACCCCTGCAACTTATCCCACCAGATGAATCTGGCGGTAGCCGCTGGGATACCGTACTCCTGCGAGCAGGTCTGCCACTCGTTCTCAAGCGCGAGGTAGTCAGTCCTGTTCACTTTCCTATCCCTCTTGTGGATAGACTTGAGCACACGACGATCGAGGCAAACAACGTTTGACTCCTCGTGATGCTTCATCTCCACATAGAAGCTTGACTTAGCAATCGCCAACCCTGGCACGTTGTCTGCAATCCTATCACGGTATTGCGTCAACGGCTCGTTGGCATAACGCTCGAAGATGTGAGGCTTGGCCTGGAACATCTGATCAAACTTCCAGATGCTCACGGCTTTCGTCCGCCACAGTCCAGTCTTGGTTTGGTACAGTTCGAACTGTAACTTGCCGAGATCGGACTTCCACGAGTCGCGATTCTTGATTGCGTTAAAGGCTTTCACGTTCTGCTTCCAACCAAAGTTGGCCGCAAGAATCGAGAAAATCCAGAAGCGCCATTCGTCTTCTCGGGACTTGGGCTTAATCTTGTCCCAGTAGTTGACGTAACGGCTGACCTCTCGGGACTTCAGTCCCTCAAATACTTCACGTACCCCAGTCATAAAACAAGGGAAGCGTGACTCCGTCGGGAGACGGATGCTGTCGCACCTCGCCTCCATGCTTCGTTGCATCGTTGTTCAAGGCTTCCATCTCCTCAGAAGTGTAGCCTCGGATGGAGTCATTACGGATACCCGTGATAAAGTCCACCCACGTTTCATCGATCGATAGGAACTTTTGTTCCGTTGGTTTTGTAATACAATAACAGTTCATCGTGAGCTCCTTTCATTATCTATGTAGATTGAAATGTCTGACTTTAACTCTGATGGTTTGATTTTGCCATTGGCTATATCGGCTAAAATGTAATAGACATCATCCATTTCTATTAACCAATCCTCAACCATCCTTGGTGTTATTTTTTTTGTTATACTCATAGTGTTGCTCCTGACTTGTGCTCGTGAACCATGATACTCAACAAGCCAATGACCTTGGCTTCGAAGGTATCGATGAACTCACTACTAACTCTCGACGGGGCAGACTTCGTAGGGGCAAGCCCCATTTCCAGCCTCGTCTTATTACGCTCCTTGAACTTGGCATTCGCCATGTCCAGAGCCGACCGCTTAACTGATGCTCTATTTATTAGACTCATACAACTCCTTGCCCAAAGTATTTCAACTTTGGAAATAAGTTTTCCATACCTTCACGAATCCAAGGACTCCAGTATTTATCTGGAACCAACCAGCAACCAACTACAGCAAGGGCAACTGCTAGCGCAGTCTTCCTGCTATAACCTGTCCACCCGATCTTGCGAAGGGCAGACAATGACTTGGCTGCGAAACTACCCGCGGGTTGTGTCCCGTGGATGAGCAACGCAAACGGCTTGCCAGACTTGTAAGCGTGGCTGTCGTCGTGGTCGATCTCTAGCTTCTTGTCCTCTGCTTCCTTGGTACTGAACACAACCTCTGCATACTTCAGGTCGTGCTTGGCGATCAACTCATCGTGGGCTCCGCCTCGACTTGCATTGAGCGCAAAGTTCTTTGGGATATCCCCGATACGCCGAATCCAGAAGGGTAAGCTTTTGGTATAGGCATAGAAGGTGCGGAGTGGTTGGCATCTGGCCACATGCATCCATGCATCGAAGTAGAACTGGTTGAAGAAGTCACCCGATACGTGAACCCGAATGATACCAGCTTGTCTTGGGAGACTTGCTTGAATCAGTTCGGACATCTCGGCTGTCGATTTGCCTTTCAGCAACTCGAAGTTGTGCCACCTCTGCAACCGCGTGTTCTTGTACTGAGCCTCATCGGATGCGGCAAAGCAACGGAACTTGGTGTCAGTACCGTCCGTAATCTTGCCCGTATCACGATTGGCTTTGGACAAACACTCCAATGCACCTGGGCAGGCAAACCCTGCTGGGAGACTGAAGGTCCAGATGTCTCGCCCAAGCTTCGCGTTACCGCGATTAAATTTGAGCAAGTCTGATTTCACGGGTGTAGATCTTTTTGTTTTCATCTTTTTGGTTCCATGGTTTCTTACCTTCGAATCGTTCCTTGCGGACCAGATTGCTATTGCTGTCCAATCCAGTTGCCTCACACCATTCGGCAAGAAGAACCGAAGCGTCTCCGCCTCGAAGCTTCAATGTTTCGATGATGGATGCATCCTCTTTGTGCCAGCCCAAGCCATAAGGGAACTTAGTTCCCGCGATGTCTCTAGCTTGCTTACCTGTGTACACGGCTTCCATTATGATCTCCTCGCTAGTTCTTCCACAATGTGTCTGGCGTATAGGCTAGCGGATTCGTCGCCTTTCGCAGGACGCTCATCCGTTTTCGGATAAGACGTCCGTAGGTCTTCAAGTTTCTTCATCAGGTTTTCTTTTGTCATATATTTAATTTTCATGCAGGCTCCTTTTCATCAAGTTGATATTGAATTTCATTCTCAATACTTTCTTTAATTACTTGTTCTTCACTTTCGGAATCAATGTTTTCCAAGGCTTGATACCACATTCTATTGGTTATTTTTTGGTTCTCGAAGTTATCCTCAAACTCGTCTTTAGCCCAAAACATAACGTAAAGGACATCGGAAGGTTCGAAGAGAGCTAACTTCTTTTTTAGTTGACTTACTGTGTAGATCATAATTTCCTTTTAATTGGGGCGGATGGGATTTGCCCACCCGCCCCGAATGATTAGCGATTCGATACTGCGTCGAGCAACTGACGAGCCGCGGTACGGATTGCCGTAACAAGGCTGTCGTCGCTGTCAGTTTCATCAGTCTCGACATCTTCTTCGTTGTAGATGTCATCTTCTGTGGAGTCATACGACTCAGCGTATGTCTTGGGTAGTGGGCCCGTGTAGTCCGCGACAACCTCATACTTTGCAGTACGAAGCTTCTGGAACTCGCAGTCATTGGGCACCGACACCACATCCTCGGGGTTGATCTTGACGATCACGACCCGACGATCGGCACCACCGAAGTTGCCAGCGTAGTCGATCGAGCCAGCATGGAATCCGTAAGAACATCCGTTCTCGGGATTGTCGTCCACACTGCGACGAGCGATACTCAACACCTGGCCGACTCTGTTCGAGAACTTGCCAGTGTGGTGGTCCATATAGTTCTCATCAACCGACTTGTAAGCCAAGAAACAGCCATCCTCAGTGATCGGCATGTTCTTGTGCTCCAAGAATTGGTAGAGTTGAGCACGACTATTGTGGCTCGGATTGTTGTAGAGATTCTCCAAGAACCGAGTCATCGGTTCCACTGGTAGATTCTCCTGCATGAAGTTGAGGATTCGTTTGGCGATACGCTCGTCAACGATCTCACCGCGGTGATACACCGAACCGTCTTTCACCTCGACGGAGTTGCCGAGATACGCATTGAGTGCGTTGGTGATGTCCATCAATTGCTCGATGTCACCCTCCGCACGACCCTCTGCGATCGCGTTAATTACCATCTTTGCATTTGCGTGGTCACGACGGAGAGTGTGAGACTTCCCGTTGATGACCGCTGTTATTGTTTCGTCAGTTATGATGTAGTTCATACTTACTGTGTCCTTTCGTTTTTATTTTGTTTTGCGAGCTGCATCTACAAGATGCACATACTCGACAGTGCCTTCTGTTGCATACTCCATTACATCTGTCTGCCAGTTGTTGTGGCGGAATAATGGGTACCGCGAAGCTATTTTAGTTCCCTCACCTTTCAGATCATAAGAAGGTTTAGGTAACAACGCTTTGAGTTGTTGATACACGCCTTTCTTATCATCGTTATTTGATCGGCCAAGAGCCCAAGTATTCTTTGGTTCTTCAAGCCAAGCTGGCAAGGTTTTCTCATCATTCTCTAAAGCAGCAACCATTTCCAGAACCTTATCCATAAAGATTCGGAATGGGCTGTCGGACTTGATGTCTTTGAGTGGACCAGTCTTTGGATTAGCCCAACGATCAAAGGAAGATCGCTCAAAGAAGCAACCCTCTTTCCTAAGCCTATCGGTGTGATACGTTCCACGAGAGTTGAAGAAACCCAAGACAGCATAACGATCAGCAATCTTCTGAGCCTTATCGGGATTAGCTTTGAGAAAAGCTCGTGTCCCCTCCTCGATTGCATCCTGCAATTTAGTCCAAGTTGCATCAACCTTCTTGTCGACATCAGCTTCCTTCACGCCATAGATTTGATCGCAATACCCGATTGCTTTCAAGTATTCTTTTGCTCGATGCAGAGGATAATGCTCCTCCATATCAAAGTCCTTACCAGGCATTGACCACTTGAATTGGTCGAGTGTTACGTAGACTTTCTTGCCAGTCGTAGGTGCTGCTGAGATTCCCCAATAGTCACTACGCTTGTCTTGGCGTTGATACTTGGCATATAAAGCAAACACATTCCCCTTGGTGTGTTTGACATTCTTGTCGTATTCAACTTCATCACCATTCGCATCGACACCTTTCTGCTTTGGCGGAGGCGTTGGCAAAGCCGACACCTGTTGGAATGTCATAGTTGCAAACCACGGGAGAGTCTTGTTGAGAAACTCTCGGCCACCGTTCTTATAGTTGATGATAGTTACGGTTGCCCCAGCTGGCCCGCTGTTCATCAGCCAGTGACGAACGCGAGCTTCCCCCGAGCCAGTGCCAGTATCATTGATCATCACGACTGCGTCTTTGTGGACAATCAGTTCATCGACCTCACGATCAACATTGAACTTAGCCTTGCCCCAACTACGCTTGCTTATGCTCATAGCACTGATGCCGTGAGACTTAAGTAACTCGATTTCAGTCTGATCTTTCTTGAGAGGCGAAGCACACAAGGGGATGCGATTATCGTCATGCATATCGATTCCCTTCCACTTCAGCTTGCCTTTCAGCTTCTTGACAATGCCCTCACGGAAACTGGAGGAACTATATCCGCCAGTGCCAGTGAACCTACGCAAGATCAAGTGAGCTTGGAAGTAATCTGGAGCCGATTGAATGTCGGCAAGCAAGGTCGACCCCATCGAGTCAATGACTGGATTGAGATGCTTGACCAAGCCTTGGATTGTCTTCTGCGAATACTGCAAGTCCTCACGAGACGGAGCGACTTGGACATCGCCAAGATCGACCCTCACGTAGACTCCAGCGTCAATCAACTGCTTGATTACTGGTGAGCCAGAGAAGTCAGACTTGAGCGGGTAAAGCACAAGACCCATCTGGAGCCAGCTTTGGCCTTCACCATTGAAAGACCAGTTGGTTCCTTTGATAATGCCATCTTTGTATGTCTGAGTGGCATACTCTTTCTTCTCTTCTGGCGTTAGGTTGACGATGTCAGGCCGAACATCAAAGACACGATAGACCTGAATCGCAGTGCTGCGAAACCGACTAATGTCTTGAGGCCGAACTGGAATCGAGATCTCAACACCAGAGGGTTCGTTGGTCTTGGTCTCGCTTAACAGCGATGCCTTGCCCACCTCACTCTCGTCGATGTGACAATTCCAGATACGCTTGACTCCGTCTTTGTGGGGGGTAACTCCGTTGTAATCGGTTACCGTGATGGCATCCGTATAGGCACCATACGATTTGCAACCGATACCAAGACAGCCCGTGAAGGCGTTGCTTGCCCGCTTGTCGCTACCACCATACGAGCAGAACAACTCTTGGAACTTCTCCTTGCCAAGTCCAGGGCCGAAGTCACGAATCGTGAATACTGGCTTCATACCAGTCGGAAGCGAGACTTGGATGGGCTTGTTGGTTTTACCATTGAGGATGTGACCCTCGCAGGCATTGGTGCCATACTCACGCACAACCGCTCTGATCGGGTCAGAGTAAGCTTTGCGTAGGATACTGGCGATGTGACCGAGGTTGGACGCATCGATCTTGTAGTCGATCGTGTCGGTAACCCCGCTCGATACTGGCGTGTTTCTAGATGACGTAATTATCATTGACTTTTTCCTTTCTGTTCAGTTCAACTTTCCAGATGATGGCTTCACCATTCTCGTAACAGTAAGCAATTTTCTGCGCCCGTTCGTAGTGTGTGAATAACTGGTCGTTGAGTAATACATTGTCTTTGTCAAACAAAGCGTAGCCATCCCACTTTGTTATCTCGTCTGCAATCTTTACAGCCTCACTCACCTGTAGGAATCCTACGAGCTGTGAAGTGCCACTCTTCGCTCGAGACGGTTGAAGCCTCGATGATGTGGTTGACTTGCTCTGGTGTAAGATACTTGAGCAGGTTGGATTTGAGCAAAGGTTTGGCAAGTCTTGCCTTATCGTGCTCATCCATCTGAACCGTGAAGTGCTGGCCTACCCAGCTTTTGATTCCTTGCTTCGCGGATTCTAGGAATAGACTCCGATACTCTTTGCGTTTCTCATTGGATAGTTTGAGCCACTCGGTCGCCCGACCGAACTCATCTACCACTTCTGATGGTATTGTTAGTTCCATATTGTGTCCTTTCATTTTGGTTTTCGTTTGTTTCCAGCCGATCGGCCAGACTGCTACCCCGCCGTGTGAGCGACGGGGCAGAGTGTCTAGTCGCTTAATTCAGCCGCCCTATCTTGCGCGATTTCTTGAGTCGCGTCATACAAGGCTTCCTGCGCGGCGTCAACAAGTTCTTTCGAAGGGTTAGGAACTTCTTCCATCCCTTCGTCTGGATAGATTGCCAAGCTATCGAACTCACATTCCGAGAACTCGCTTTGTTCGACAATCCTGCTGTCGTAACCACGCGAACCCCAGAACTCATAAGAACCGACGCCGATATCTTCGGTCTCGGTATTGTGGATGGCTGTGCCAGTTACCGAATACTTCTTGCCGTCGTATTCGAACTTAACATCATCCTTCTCTACTTCGATTCTCATGCGAGTGCCGCGTCCTCGGCGAGCTGTCTCTTCTCTTCACGAATCGCATGCATGATTACTTCCGCATCATACAACGCTTTGAGCCTGTCGGTGCGTTTGTATTTCTGACCAGTGATCTGAGATATGATCTCCATACAACGACCCGAGGTTGCTGTTCGAGTCAACATCATTCCACGATTCAAAGCTTCAAGACCTTGCATCGCTACAAGGAACTGAATAAATGGAACTCCGTTGAGGTTTCCGTCCGTCCGATCGATCGTCATAACTTTCTCTGTTACCTTTGCTTTTTTCTTTTTCATTGGTTACTCCTTATGTAATGATTGCGCGGTTGTCTTGAATGACGATGCTACGGGCATCGCCCCATACAACTGCTAGTGGTTGCTTCTTGCGTTTTCGATCGTGTGTAGCCACACGACAGTCAAAGCCTTTGATGGGGACGCACTGGTTCTGGTAGTGGATTGTCCACCAGACATCTTTGCGTCGTTGCGTCAAAGGTTTGTTGAAGTGGTAGAAGAATCTCATAATCTTTCCCACTCTCCCCAACCAAGCTCTTCGGATGTTGTTTCTGGACAAGAACCGTCTGATACTTTCCTGAGCCAACGCCTAGCTTTTGTTTCTTGACCTTCATGCTTTGCAGTGTCTAAGTCAACAACAAGAACATCGACTCCCCTGGGAAGTCTGTACCCATGTACGAGTCCTTGTTCGACTGTTATAAGTAATGGTTTCTTTTTCATTTTTTTCTCCTTTTTAACTTTCTCCTATGTTTAGCAGTTGCCTTATCGACTATTAACACCGAAGACCAAGGCAGGGTCGTGTGCCCGCACTTGTCGCACTTGTGCAACAAGAGATTGGGAATCCGTTCGCCAGCTACCTTGTAGACCTCTCTAACCTTTCGATACTTGCCTTTGCATTTGGGAGCGTTGTCTTCTAAGAAGTAACGAGCGCATTTATTCTGTAACCCCATATGTCCTCCTTTAATCCACCATATGATCATAAATCAGATCATAAAAAAGATTGGGATGATTTTCTTTTAACGCATCAAGATCCTCGTCACTCATCTTAGTGCCATCCTTATACTGGCCAGCACTAAAGAATGCATCGCAGAAGTCTGGAGCGTCTCTGCCATCAATACCTTCGAGCTCAAGTGAGCTCGTGTCGACAACCCGTCCGTTCAGCATTATCATATAGCTTCCTCCACTGGTTTGATTTGGTAGCCATATGCCCAATGCCCATTGTCCAAATCGAAAACGCAGTTCTCGATAATGGTTGTAGGCACCCAAGGCACAAGGAGTCCGTTTTCTTTCTGGCCTGGACGGACGAGTTCAATCCGATGAACCTTCGCCTTCTCCCAGCCATCGTTGCCAAAGCTTCCGCGCCACCACACGGTGTCGCCTTGCCTAATCTCTTGAGGTGTCAGCTTGGTAGTCATCGCATCATCTCCTCGATGAACATCGGGGTATACTCGCCAACATAAGCCCAGCGGGTATTGAAGTGGAAGTATTCTTCAGCTTCATCCCAGCTCCACTTGTTGTCGAGTTGAAGTGTGTGGATGCAGGAAAAGATTCCATACACCGCCACTTGTGTTCCGTGTTGTCCATCTCGATAGGAAAGCCCAAGGAAAGCTTTGTCCAAGCCATCGAGTAGGATGATGTTTTCCTTGTGGTCTTCATCAGCGTAGATGTCGATGAAGTCGAGTATCTTGAGCCTTCCAGCTTGGTCTTTGGTCAGCTTCGTCTTACTAGATTTCGTCTTGGTAGCCATTGGATTCCTTTCTCATAAGGGCATCGACTTTGGCTTCGATGGCCTTGATGGTTCCGACAAACGCGTCAAGTTCAGATTTCTTCAGGACTCCAGAGTTGAAATGATAATACATTTCATCACTGGCAACTCTTCCTTGGCTTGTGTATTCAAACACAGGGCCGACGTGACACACTGCTCTGTAACCTTTGGGGTTAGAGTAGTAGAACGCATAAGCTCCGCCCTCTGACAAGGTGGGAACTCTGTTTGTTCTGATGGTCACCTTCCCTTTCGGGAAGTTGCCAGTTGATGTTCGGTCGATGGGGTCCAGCCCTAGCCTGCGCTGGAGCGTCCCCTTTTCAGCTACGACTTCTATTGGGTAACTCATTTGGTTTCCTTTCTATAGTTTTCGACTAATTGTTTGATAGGTTCGTGGTCAATGTAACTTAAGAGATCTTCAACCAATTCATGCGTCGATTGGCCGTAAAACCTCTCATATACAAACTCGCACTCTGCTTCCGTGCAAGTATCTAAGTATTTGTCAGCCTTCATTTGCCCAACTTGATCATCAGCGTACCGATGACAAGCTCCAAGTAAATGATTGCCGATGTCGCCCCGCGGTAGAATTCAAAGCCAAGAGGCCGAAACTCCACGTTAGCCACGATGGCGTTGTTGAATCTGTTTGCGAAGAAGTGGAAACGCATCCACCCCCAACCAAGCTTAACTTTAATCATTTTCGTTCTCCTCATTGTTGATTGTTTCTTCGATGTCGATTCCCTGCTCTTTCTTGCGAGCACGGAACAACCAGTCACCAGTCCACGAGCGGATAACCGCAAGCAAACGGCGGAAGGTTGGGAAACGCCACGGGCGTTCCAGCTCACCCAAAGGCAAGCTGACCCAGCGGGCGTCACCGACTTTCACATTCAGTTCCTTCGGCACCATCGTGTCATCGGTGTAGATGTCGCCAGCTACCTCGACCACGCCAGTGTTCAAGCGGAACTTCCGCCCAAGATTGTGACCTTTCAAGATCTCAATCATTTGGGCATCGACCCAAAGCTTATCCCCAGGTTTCAACTGATTTCCTCCAACGCCATCTTAAGAAGGCGGTTGATTAGAATCACAGCCGCCACAATGGAAGCTGGGATAATTAGGAATGCACAGACGAGTTGGATGATGATCGTCATCACCTCAAAGAACTCCGCCCAACTCACGAGACCACCTCGAAGTTTAGGCGCGTTCCAAACACGCGGTTGTTGTGGTGAAGCTTGGTCAAAGCTTCCGCACGGGTTTGATGCACATCACGCACCGCGTCCGCTTCGGTCAAGCCCTCACCAGTCCAGCCATCAATGCTGGCCATATAATAACGGCCGTTCAGACTTCCGTCCGATGACACGCCGTGTTTCACTTCAATGACTATCTTACCTTCGTTATTCAGTTTCATATTTACTGATTCTTTCTTGGTTAGTGTTACTTTTGTTTCCAGCCTATCGGCCAGACTTGTGCCCCCGTGCTAGGGGGGCACTCTGTCTATCCGCCTAGTTCTTTCCGTGCCAAAGCGTTGGTGATGGGGTTTGGTAAGCTAACCAAATCCACAACTTAATTCGCTCGACACTCATCCGCACATAACCCAAGCAAGCCCAAGCTTCTTGGTTACCTTGTTGCGTTGGTAAGCTTGGTCGGGAGTCATCATCGCTTTCTTGATGATGCTCCGATGAATATCAGTCAACGCATACTGATACTCCAAGCCTTCTTTCCGCTTGATCGCGATAGTGGCTCGGCTCTGGCGGTTCGCCATCTTGACGTTCCTTTGCCAGTCTTTCTTATTGAGTCTGCGACCATAGTAAGCTTGGCTTGCATTGGTCATGATATACTTGGGGTCGATAGATCTACCGATCATATGTCACGCCCTCCGCTTTGAGTGATGACCATCTTCCACTGACCCATCTTTGAGATGTAAGCTCTGCGTCTGAACATCTGTCCAGGTGCCTCGCAGTCATCCCTGTCCACATCAATCCAGCTCGCATAGTCCAGCGAGTGAACGAACGTAGAGTCATAGTGGTTGGGTAATGGCATCTCGGATTCGAAGACATACCAGTGAGTCCAGCTATCGTCCGAGGGTAGCTTGGAGACATCAATCGCCCGCTTGCCGACATACTCCGACATAGGGTGGTGGTTTCGGACTCCTCCTTTCACCAGCTTGCCGTAGTACTCGACTCCGTTGAGCTGGATGTAGGCGATTATTGGTAGGGGCACGCTCATTTGTTTACCTCTCCGTAGCCATCGCATTCCTCGCAGTGCGAGGCCATGCCGTTAGGCCATACATTGTTCCAATCCAAGCCCGTGCCCTTGCAAACAGGGCAGGCAGTCTTGGTTGGGTCTGCACCTTCCGCTGTGCCAGCGGCGAAAGCTCCGAACTGCTCGGGACTCCAGCGGGTCTGGCCGTTGATTTCGTGACTCATACGGTTTCCTCCCCGAACTCGAAGGTGAAGGTGGAGTTGCCGTGCAGGTGCTGGACGTTAATCCAGTGGTCACCACAGGTGAACCGCCGTGTCCCTCCGCGGGTCAGCTCACGCAGGAACTCGCCGATGGGCGTGTTCTCGGAAGCTTCCCAGTTAAGGACGCTGACCCTGTCTTTGGCCGTGTCCACGGCCATTATCGTATTCGTGATACTCATTTGGTTTCTGTCTCCTTTTGGTTATTGCGAGCGACCGCCATTGTCCAGCACATTCCGAAGTGCCGAACGCTGACCGACCCTGCGCGAAATTCGTTTGTAGTCTGCATAGCTATCGGGACTCATCACATTGATTGCCCCGCCCGTCTTGTCTGAGTAGACCATTGCACCCTTGACCTTGAGTTCGGGGTGCAGGAATGCACAGCCCTTGCACTTGGTAAAGCCAAGGTTGAACCGCTCCATCTCAATCGAATCGTCACAGATAACGCAGTTCATACATCGTGCCTTGCTTGCCAGAGTAGAGCCAGCTTACGGCGGTAGACCGCCCGAACCGACTCGACTGGAGTCTTGCCAAACCTGATCTTTCTGACCAGCCCACGGATAACATCATTGATGGGTTTGGCCTTGGGCTTACGACTAAAGGCATATAGTTTCCACTGGTCGGGTTTACCACCAGACCGAATCTCGGCCAGATATCCAGGGTTCTTCATCGTGTCCAGCTTGTGGGTATAAGGGGTGTCGGTATGAAAGCCGAGGGCTACCGAAGACTTGCCAGACAACTTGCGGCAAGGGGCAGTCACCCCATCGATGGTGAGAGTCCTGTTCCTTCTTACTGGCTTACGGCGGGCTTGCGGGATATGGGGCTTCTGGATATCCATCTGTAAGTCCTCCCATCGTTCAGCTCCGCTCATCGGGTCATGCACATCGCGTGCACGGGCTTGTTTACGCAGGAGTCCGAAGTCCTGCAAGTATGTGTTACTCATTGGTAGTTACTCCTTGGGTTAGGGTTGGTGCATCCTCGAATCGAGGAATCATTGATGCCTTGACCTTATGCACAATGCTAGATAAGCTAGCCTTATGCCTAAAGCCTTGGCTATAGACTGGAAAGCAGTTGAACGAGACTTCGTTGGAGGTAAGACTCGAAGCTTCATTGCATCGACGTATGGGTTGAACCTCAACACCTTGGACAGTCATGCAAGGAGATGCAAGTGGGCTGAAAGGAAACAGTCCAATCTTGCCAAGTTGAGCACGCAGTTCGATAGACAAGTAGTGCAGACTGCTACTGATAAGCAGGCTCGATATCTGTCGCGTATCACCAATCAAGTAGACCACAGCTTGGACGTCCTCGAATCCGAGATGCCTAGCTCCCGCAAAGAATTGAAAGATCATATTGAAGTCCTCGAGAAAGTTGATCGTATAGCTCGTCCCACATTGGGCTTGGCTTCGCAGAATCAAGGAAGCAGTGGCAAGACAATCGTTAACCTCGCTGTCCTTCGAACCGATGAGCCAGCAGCCCCCAAACCCGTAATCGATATTTCCTAGAATCATTGATTCGTGGATAGCTCGGTGGTTAATCATAATAATGTTATTGCTTGGTAAAGGAAGGGAGGGGGTTTCCCCCCTCCCCCCTTTATCTCTAATTACTCAGCGGAATCGGCAATGATGTCATCGATTTGTTCGGCTGTGTATTTGGGAGTGCCATCGGCTTTCGTCTTGGCTTTCAGTTTCGCACGCTGTGCTGAGTGCTGGTCATTCTCCTTCACTTCGAAGTAGATTTTCCCCTTCGCCTTGTCATAAAAGGCTCTGTCCATCGCCAGCGTTCCTTTAATGACTCCCTCGTGGGATTTGTGGAGGAGTTCCGCCCCCATCTTATTGAATGATGCCTTGGCTTCTAGGAATCCGAGGGTGGCTTCCCTGCCCTTCAATCCCGTCACTTTCTTAAAGGCGGTATTGCCCGCCATCCTGCCCGTATCCGTCACAAGGAGATTCTGCTCCTCGCTCCAATTTACGAACCGAGCCTTAGTTACCCTTCCCGTTGTGGCGTTCGCTTTTTCTTCTGTAACTTGGTGGCGAGTCATCGCCAACCCTTCTGCTATGTTTGCTAGTTTCATATGTTTAGTTTTTCCTTGTGTCCTTTCCCTTCCCCCCTCCCCCTATCGGGTTCGTGTGGGGTAGAATCGGACAACCCCTATACGCACCCCCCTCCCCCCTCCCCCCCGTGGGAAATTTGTAAACGTTACACCTACTTTAAAAATTTATTTTATTTTTTAGTTTTTTCAGCTTCTTCCTTAAGGAAGTTTAAGTAATGCGACATGCTGCCGCGGTAGGTAAATGATCCGTCGTGGCCAAGGTCAATATTGGTATCAAGCATAATCTTGTAACCGCGCTCGCGAAGCTTGGTGCAGAAGTAAAAGTCTTCCGAGAGCATCTCGCCGTTCTTGATACCGCACTGAAACAAATTCTTAACTTCAATCTGGTCGACGTTTAATTCGGGCTGGGTCACCTTCTCGGTATAAAACTCAGGCTCGTGGTCCATCAAGTCCTGCATGGCTTTCTTAGATACGCGAAGGAATCCGGTACCAGTTGCCTCAACTTCAATGAGCCCGCGTTCGTCGGGAGTCTCGTTACCCTTAATCATCTTGATCGTAAAGTGACAGGAGTTGTGAATCTTCTTACGGTAAGTTCCGCAGACCACGTCTTCATCATGCAATACAAGCTTGAGCAGATCCTCGGGCTCCCAGGAAATGTCGGCGTCAATCCAAACAATACTTTCCCAATCATTCTTATCGTTGCGGAAAATGTCGGACACAATCTTGTTGCGGGCCATCGGAATCAAAGAATGGTTGGACAGAAAGGTAACGTGGAGTTTCAAGCCATGGCTTTGGAACAAAGCGCTGGACCGAACAAGCGAGTTGACGTAGTTAACAGAAACATTTCCGCCATAACAAGGCGTGGCAACTACGATTCCATTTGTATTGCGGGGTTTGTGTTTCTTGCTCATTTGCGTCTCCTCTTTGATTTGTACTCATTGCTGATTCCAGTGGGTGGTACTTTCCACTTACCAAAGTTTGAAGTCGAACCGTAATGGAACACAGGGGCATGGTGCGTAGATCGATAAGCGCTGATTCGAAGGTTGAAGATGTAGCCAAATAGTCTGAAGTTAAGTCCAATTGATTTCATAGTTTCCTCCTGCACCAACCGCATCGTTTACGGCTTTGGTCATAAACCCAATAGATAAATAGACCAATGAAGATTCCCCAAAGCATTCGCAGAGTGTCTCAAACACTTTGACTTTTGTAAAGGACAAATCATACTAGCCTCGCTTTGCTGGGTGGGCGTTTTAGCACTTTCCTTGCCCTTCAGATTAGCCAAAGAGAGAAGTGCGTCAGGCAATCACCAGTCAAAGCATCTAAAATAACCAATTTAACCCTAAAGGGCTACGATTTAGGGTGGGGGGGTGTCGCCGAGAATAGAGGGGATTGACTTCTAACTAATTAAGACCACTATGGTGTGTGCCGACTCTGTTCCCTCTTCAAGTACGTACTATCGATAACGTGCTTGCCAGCCAGATAGCTGGCTTATTCCAAAATGGCGCAATCTTACAACTACCGTTAACGTCTCAATATTTTGTAGACGCCAACAGAACTGATACCTACGTCGAAGACGGTAACCTCTTAACGCCATTCAAAACATTGAGTGCTGCATATGCAGCTGCAAAAATTGGAGCCACCAGACTCAATCCCAAGTACATCAACTTGCTCAGCAGCATCACAGAAAATTTAACCATGGACACAGGTTATGTGGGATTGCAAGGATTCACCAATTCTGGTGTAAGAGCTCCCTTGTATTTGAATGGCACCATCACCATTGCTCCTACTGCAGGCACAATCACTGACAATTTTTTTGGCATCACAAATTTGGCTATTCTCAAATCTGAAGTGACCAGTGGCAATTGCATTGATGTGCTGGGAGGTGCTGTACCCTTGAGAGTATTCCTGGAATCTGTTTGGCTTCAAAATGGAAGCACTGGTTCTTTTGGGATAAACATTGATAACACTG